TACTCGCATTAAGTCAAATAAGATATTTATAACGTTATTAAGAGTGATATGACCGTCTCCTACCACTTTCTTTACCTCTTCATACATACGTTCTGCCGCCACGCGTGGGAAAGTAATAGTTACATCCCCTAGTTTCAGTTGAGTTTTGTTATCATTGGTTTCAGACATTTATTATAGGTCAAGATAATAATTTTTTAAAAAAATTATTATAGAAGGTTAATTCAGAGAGAATATTTTTCTTTTTACTTACGATGCGGAGGACGCACCATGTACCGTACGGTTCCACATATGTTTTAGAGAAAGATTAGGTTTTTTCTTTTTTATATACCATATAAGCCCACCAATACATCCTAGTATGAATATACCTAACGCAATTATACCCAATATCATTTCATTTTGCTTCTTTTGGTCTTGGTATGGAATGTAATCGTCCAGGTCTCCTGACTTATTGGCGTCTTTGTTGGAAAGGAACGCTCGTACACCTAGAATTATCATAGCAATACTGAAGATAACTGTGAATCCTATAAAGACATAGTATAACTTTTGCGCTGTTGCATCACTTATATTGTATTGTTTTCGTGTTAATACATAAAGAGCTGCTAGGAATAGTAGCAATATTATAGCGAATACAAATAATAATACGGGCCAGTTATTACCCAACATTGACTTTAATACCTCATTGAGATCATCTAATCTTGTTTGTGAAGCAGAATCTGTTGTAACATGATTTCTCGTTGCAGTATAGTATGTGATAAGTCCTGTTATTACTAATACTAGCATTCCAAAAGCAATCATTGAACTTACTACGAATATATGTCTGGTAGCATTATCTTGAAAGTCTATCTTCATTTATTATAGGTGCAGACTTTCATTTTTTAGCACTCTGTTTTATTGTCTTTCCGATTGCTACTGCATCTACGAAGTTCTCCATCATCCATACTTTGGTAAAAATACTAAGATACATCCTCTTCATATCTTTGTCAGTCTTGGTATCAGTCTTTTTAATTTCTATGTATTTTCTCCCTTTCTTTTTCTTGACCAAGTTTGGGTAACGTCGTTTTACTTCATTTGCCAAAAACCCTGTCTGGATTAGAGGAGTTATTCCAGATGTAGATTTCCAGTGTATGGTATACATATTGATACCAGGACCTGCAAAATCTTTACCAACTAGCACTTTTTTCTCTATATCTTTAGGGTCTGCTGGGGACCTAATCACTGCTGGGGCGTTATCGAATTGCCTAAACATATCTTGTATAGTAGGTTTATCAGTAATGTCCTTGTAACTATCACACTGAGTATCTGACTTGAACATTCTGAATAGAGTCTTTCCCAAGAAAAACTCTCCAATCTTTTGACCTGTACTCTCAGTACATTCGGATTCTGGACCAACACAATAGCTAGAGTTACTAATAACATCTTTGTAACACATATCTCCTGATGTACAGTCTTTATCTGTGGTACAATTAGTAGTCTTATTATTATCAAAGTCGATACCAAATCTCTTACAGTATGACTTGGTCATTGAGCACGTCCCGGTACTTGTATTGTATGCAAAAGGAGGTACATCCGTTACACCTGGAGTATTATCATCTCCTGTGCATTCAGGTGGGTATTTACCGTCTTTATCTGCTACACATCTAGATTTAGGATTTTCACACCATTGTCTAAGAAGAAAGTTTCCTAGAACACATTGACCGCCATCTTCCTTCGAAGAATCAACATGCCATTCTGAGTACATTCCTTTCTTCAAATCATCTTTAGACAGAGATTTACAAGTACCTGTACTGTCGCATGTGTATGGTAGCAAACTGACTCCTCCATTGGCTGGAGAATTATTGCATGTATCGGGTGAAACTATATGGCAATGACCAGATTTTTCATCGGTAGTACAATATGAGCAGAATTTTTTTCCTCCTCTACGCGGGTCTTCTAAACACTGGTTTAAACCTTGGGAACCCAGTTTGCATTCTTCATCACTGGAACATGGTTTATCACCACGTCTGCATACATGATCCCATACTCTTCCCGAGTCATCATCTTTCCATTTAATACATGGCTGAGTTTTACTTTGGGCACATGCTTCTTTAATAATGTCTGGATCATTACACTTCAGTTTATTGATCTGGTCTCTAGCGTATGCCAGAGCATGTAAAATATCCACAGTTGTAGGATTACCGGAAGTAGACATATTTATTTTATTACTACCACGAAAACAATTATTAAAATTAGTATAAGAATTAGAATAGGCCAATACTTTGAAAGCCAATTAGCTACTACACTGTTTTGATCTGCGGCTGCAAGAGACACGGTCCTACTAGCGCGTGATAGGTGGTCATTGGTTACGACGGTACCATCACCCGTTGGCCACGAAATAGGTTCTCCGTCACTATTATACTCTAGAGCATTGAGATATCTTCCTACATATAGAGTTGTTAGAGCATCATACTCTTTTTGCTTGTATTTTGGCAATATGCATTTTTCTGCATAGTATTCTATAGGCCATATATCTATGTAGTATATCTGTCCATATGAAGTTTGCATAGCTCCTACTGCTGCCATAGCGGTCTTTCGAAATCCCTCGTTAAATTGTGTACCTAGTTGTTGCAGGTACTTGGCGTCAAGTTGATCATTAAGATGACAAGGATCCCAAGCATCAAATATCATGCCTGTAATCTGTAATATAAGTAACGGCCACGTTAATACATCAATTAATTCTACCATAAACGAAGCTAGCTCAAGTACACCTTTCGCAGCAAAAGATAAACCTCCAAATATACTGAGAAAAGCTTCTGATGTAAAAGTCGTTATTAATGCCGCTATATTTATGGCTCCAGTTTCTATACCTTCTCGTATTAATAGTTCAGTACCTTCCTTTGTTGCGAGAGATATTCCTTTTTCTAGGGTTTTAAGTGCAATTTGATACCCAACCTTGACGGGTATCGAGACTCCATATATTAGCCCCAATAATGGTAATTGCTCGACTAATCCCATGACAAACTGTCCTAGAGCCTGGGGAATAGCTTTGGACAGAGAATTGGTATCAGTTTTCTTACTGAGTTCTTTTTGCGCTGCGCATATACTATTATAGTATTTGATAACATTGGGGTCTCCTAACTTAGCTTGGTTAGCCTTAGAAGGATCTGCACAATACTCCGACTTACTAATCGTATAAGACATTTCTTGATGCCTATATTTTTATTTTCTTACTATAAATATGGCAGCAGAAGCAGCAGATATATTAGATGCTCTGATGGGCGGCGAGAAAGAAGAAGGTGGTTTCTTTGAAAACGCTGGTGAAACTCAAGAAAGTGCCCAAGATGCTTGGAAGAATGCCCGCGATAGCAGTGAATACTTTAAGAATTTTGGTGAGGATATTAGCGTTGGTGATGACGGTTCAATGTCTGTAAAAGATCCTAACGGCAAGGAGATTAATTTAAGTGATATTAAAACCAAACTCAATAATGGTGACTTTCTAGAAGCATTCAAAAGCTTAGGTTTCGATGAAGAAACTCTAAATAGCGAGGCATACCAGGACTTTTTCAAGGAAAGTAAGGCGAGATATGAAGCACAGCCAGGTGTAACAAGCTCAGCCGACGTAAAAAGCACAGAGGCATCCGGGAAAAAGCTAAGCGAATCTTTGCCTTCCGATGTTAGAAGTGATCCTACGAGTGCAGCGGAGCTTGAGGACAGATTGTCTAAAGTAGAGGGTGGAGATAAAACGTTAGATCAAATGAATGAGAGACTCAAGAAAATAGAAGCTAATTCCCAAGAAGGGCTTGGAACTAAGGTAGGAAGATGGGTGAAATATACTATAGCAGCAGGAGCAGTAGTAGGGGCTGGTGTAGGTCTTGGATACTTAGTAGATGCTATTAATAAGCACAAAAATAAGATGAATGGTTGCTGGATGGTCAATCTTAAGTCAGGAGAGAAATGCAAGATTCCCCAACTTACGTGTAATAAAGATTGCAAAACTAGTGACGCAAATACTAATCCATGTGGTACATGCGAAAGTCAAGAATCTTGTAAAAACAGTTGGGATGCTGGGACCTCTGTATTTAATCCATGTATTTTAGGTTCAAAGCCAAAAATAACATGTGTCAATCGAAAATGTTCGAATGATGATACTAAGTCATGCCAAAATGACGTGCCAAATTGTGGTGTTATGCCCGGTAAATATCACGGAGATGCTACGGAACCATCAGAGGCCTGTGATAATTGCACAGCATGTGCCGTACCTTGTGGTGGTGACGCGAGTTGTTCATCTCAATGTAATTGTAGTACTTTCCAGTGTTATCCTGGATTTAAACTTACATGTGTTGACGTTGATTTTTGGGGAGCGGCAGAGGATTTCTTGGGAGAACCATTACAGTTTGGAGCTAGTATGCTAAAGAAAATTTTAATGATTTTACTCTATATCGCAATAGGTATTGTAGTAATATTTTTACTTATAAAATTGACTCAATTTTTGATTCATAAAATTAAATCTAGGCGAACATCTAGTATGAGATTTAGGCGATAAATTTAATATTTCCTAAGGATAAATGATATCCTCAAATGCTATGCTTATAATATGGATTATACTCTGTGTACTTATACTTGGGGTTGCTGTTACCTCTCTTGTTATTAGTCTAATGCAAAAAAGGAGATTGGATAAGCTTGATCCTCCTCAAGATGGCAGTGATAGGACCATAAGTGATGTGTTCCATGATCACGAGAAGTTAATTATAATTTTGGTTTCTGTTCTTGGTGGTCTAATCGTTATTTCTCTGGCTGGATACTTTGGGTACAAGTATTACAAAAAGAAGCATGTATAGAGCATGATAATTATGACTAAAATATTTATTTACTTAGTAAATAAATAATGGCAAGAGTACCTACAAATGTTTTTGTATTCATCACGGTGACAATTTTTACTCTTATTATCATGACAGCATATGGATTAATAAAACCTGAAGATGATGTTCCCTATAATTTCATGGCTTTTCCCTCGGTAAGTCCAACATCTTTACCTGATGCTAATGTAAGTCCAGGTAGTTGTTTAAATAAGCTTACTCCTTGCGATGTAGTTGGTAGATGTCAAACATGCGGGGATGAGTTTGAGTGTACTGATGTTGAAGTAGCTGGAACTTATACCTTTAATGATGTGGAAGTACCAGCAGGTAAATGGTGTTTACCTAAGAAAAATCCTAACCAAACCCCTTGCGACCCGTATACGGGTCGGTGGACATGGGTAACCAACGATGAAGATTGCATGCCTCTAACTGGTAAGAATCAGTGCTGGAAATGTTTATGTTTATATCCCGATCTTTTCGGTGATCCGTCGACTGGATGTCGTAAACAACTTGCTTGTCGTCCACCGAAGGGCGCACCGCCTAATGTTACTACTGATGCGGTTCTTATTGCTACTGAAGCAGCTGGGAAAGACCTTCAGGGTAAGGTGTGGGATCCATCCTCAAAAGACTCGACAATATTACGTATGAACCCTTATTCTACCGATGCGAATGGTAAGCCCTTATTTGCTTGTGGGAGTCCCAGAAATCCTACTCCAATTACTAATGGAGCCCCATTGTGTGATGATAAGGCCACGCTAAATAATCAACTTTTACCTTTGATAAGATTACCAGATGATCCATACTCTTGTTACCCAGATCCTTGTTATCCCCTAGATGGTAATAGTACTACTGCTTTGACGTGCAAAGATGGTGTATGTGATACATGTGAGTGTAAAAGTACTGATGTTACTATCCCAGATGACCCTCGTCAATCTCGAAGTGACTTGAAAGGATTATGTGTTGATAGTTCAAAAGTTTGTAAGGAATCCGGAGAGGGTACGTGGAATAACTCGAACAACCAATGTAATTGCCCATCAGGTTTTAATAGAAAATGTAATTCTAATTTTGTCACGTGGCCTGAGTCAGACATACCTAAAACTCAAACTTGTAGTTCAGACCAGAATCCCGTAGGTTGGGAATGTCACGACCCTTGCAACGACCCAAATGCTTGTGGGCCATACTCTTCAGCTTGCAACTTTGATAAAGCTACAGGTAAACAGATATGTACTTGTAAACCTATGTGCGGCTCTGACGGAAAACCCGTGCCAGGGGGATATGATGGATGTCCAAAGAAGATGCAGTTTTATCCTGGAAATGCCGCCGTATGTGCAGCATATGGCGACGGAAGTTCTGGAACACCAACACCTTGTTGGGAATGGGAAAATCCATCTACTTGTTCAGGAGGACCTTGTATTCCGGACGGAGTCATAATAAGTTACGGTGGTAGTCCAATTTATGATACGAGTCAGTGCTGCAGCAAGAAAAGTTATAACACATCCTGTGATGATATTGGGACGGGATGTGTCATGACAATGTGTGGTAAAAATCCCGATCCTGGTCCTTGCACGATACTCTAAACCATCAGTGCCACTCTTCAGGACGCTCGCTTCTGGTGTCAGCTAACACAATAGTTCCAATACCTTCATGCTCTTGAAGTACAATATCGGGAGGAGTGCACTCCTCCTTCATGTATTGAATTGTCAGATGGGCATCAAACGGAATCACCTTCGACTTTAACTCTAGAGTAACAGGTACTACCCATGCGGCCAATGGGTCAACAACATAGGTCTTACCAGAGGAATATACTTTTCCAGCAACCCAAAAGTTTATATGAGAACCAAAGGTCTTTTTAACTATCTCGGCTTCGCTTCGAGTTTCTAAGTTTGTAGCCAATGTGAAGTGTAACCTATGACTGGGTTTAATACCATATTCCTGTAGTTCTTCTCTAATTTCTCGATCTATATGTTCTGGAGGTAGAAGCCATACGCTAAATCCATAACCTTTCATTTTTATACTATTCAACTATTTTTGATTAATTGGGGGTGAAATAGTTATTGCGGGTTGGAGAATTTTTACTACCCATAATAAATGACTGTACTTAATTATAAGAATTTGAAAAACCCGGCGATGCCGATTGCATCATTGCTGTGTATCACGGGCATAACATTGTTTGTTGTTGGATCCACACTTAAGAAAGAGACAGATCCTGAAACTGGTGAAGAAAAAAGGACTTCACTGTCACTTGGTCTATTAGCTTTATCTACAATTATGTGTGTAATTGGTATAATTATGATTATCCAAATACAAAAAGATAGTAGATAAACTTTTTGGATGAAATAGTTATATATCTTAGATAGGATATATAATCTACTGTATTACGGGTTGGAGCATATTTTTTACCTCAAGTAGGCGTACCTTCCATAGATGATCTGCTGCGTCCACTAGCCAAGGCATGTCAGTAAAGAACTTTCTAACAGATTTCTCGAATGAGGACAAGTTGTTGGTATCTTCACCATTATACTCGAAGTCATACATTTCCCATTCCTGGTCTAATAATTGGGGTAAACGGTTATTATCACGCTCTTCTCTAATTTTGCTGATTCCTGTCTTCTTCAGTACATTTTGTAAAAACTCAAATAATAACATACTTTCTCGTGGATGTTTATTATACTCCATGATATCGTCGTGTACTGGTAATCCATTAACTACATATGTATGATCTGTTGTTATAAGGTTGTATACTTTACCAGTATACTCCTCCATTTTAATGTCAGAAACTTTGTTATCTCCATGTAGTATTATACCTTCATCCAATTTTTGAGGTGTATCACTCCAGTTCTTCCAAAGCATTGCATCTTCGGGATCGAAGCAAACTCTCGTAGTATTTTTTCCGATGAAACAATGACGAGTTGTTGCAAAAGGACTCAAACCATTAAATCCAATCATAGGTTGAGTACTCTCTCTGGATATGTCTAAGAACCATACTACAGTGGATTTAGTTGGATCTAGACCTGATTGTACTCTTTCCCCTCCAGTAAAACTATCTAGTCGTTTAGTACTTCCATCTGCCATTGTGATAAGAGAATCACCAGTGAAGCAACTTGATGGATCTGGTTTTGGAACAACACCTCCACACATATGAGTTGAATCTTGTTTAAATGGCGCCTTGCAGTCTACACAGTAGCCCGAACCTCCTGACTTTCCATTAAGCTTACCTGATGCAGGGTTTATCACACATGTACCTCTGGGGGAGCATATGTTTTCTCCGCCGCTAGTGCAAACATCTTCACATATAGCACCTACAGCGTTGGCTTGACCTATTCGGGATGTAAATGTCCCTGTACACACGCATATACCTTGGTGTGGGTCCCAATGACCGTTTGGGGCACAAGGATCCCTGATACACTGAGGATCGGTAGTGCACTGTTCTTTATATCCACCTTTAACATCTTGTGGGCATTTTATATAACCATCTGCTGGGCAATCACAGCTATCATCTGTAGCACTTTTTTTCCCGGGTGCGCAGCTATCTGTTACACACTGTAACTCATATCTTTTATCTCCTATTTTTTGCCTCAGAGGTTTATATCCATTTTTGCAGTTGCACATACCATACTCACTGGGGTTAATTTTTTGTCCCGCTTCGCTACCCCATGGCACCCAGCATTGGTTAGTTTTTCCTTTTGGAACAGGTGCGGAACCATCAGGTTGTCTACAATATGGAGGCCAATCACTATCACCTGGGATTTTATAATCAGGTTTATCACAATCTTTATCACTAGAGCATGGAGGGTTAGTTACTACTGGAACGTAAATATTTCCGTTATCAGGATAACTACAACCGGTTACACTGTTACAATTTCCACCTGCAGTTTCCTGACCAACCACGGCAGGATCATTGCATAGACATTCCCAATCATAGTGATCACCTTTATCAACTAGAATAGCATTAGATGTAGCCGGGTTACATAAATTCTTGTCTACAACCGGGGGAAGACACCATCCTTTTCCTGGTTTAGAGTCTGGTATCTTGACTGTTTCCGTACCTTGTTTCCATTGGTATGGATTATCCTTGTCTACTACTATACACTTGAAGGGTGGCTGTTGTACACATTTGCTACAGCTCGTGCTGTCGGAAAGGTCACACTCTGTAAGAGATTTTTGTATATCACAGTCAATAGTACTATCGGCAACACATACTTTTCTGTTATCGTCTGGAGAGAATAAACATTTATTATGGACTGCACAGTCACTATCAGTATTGCACTGGTCCTTTAGTACATGCTTTCTGGGAATAGCTATTATAACTACAAATGTAATTATTAGAATACCTATTAGAACTAAAATGAATATACTTGCACGATTCATTCTTTATTAGTATATTATAATATTTCTAGCTACCAAGATTGATTATGTTTTTATCTTGGAACATATTAATAACATCAAACACTCCCACCCCTCCACTTGACTCACCTTTTAGAGAAGATACTATATTCTCAGACGTGTTAGCAAGCTTAATTCTCTTATACATATATTCGGGTTTAGCCCCCTGTTTATTGTAATAGTCTATTAGTTTATCGAGTTTAAGTATACATTCATAACCTTGAAGTTGCGTGTTAGTAGGATCGGCTACATATGCAGGTTCGTAATCATCACTCTCGCAAACTCTTCCAATAGGTTGTCCATATACGTATATCTTTTTTCCGTTAAACCATATCCATGTACCTGTGGGTTGCATATGGATAAGGACCGAATTCTTATATCTATAGTATTTAGCGCGTAAACATCTGTTGGTGTTGCTTAGACATAGAGGAGATAGGATATATGGATCTACAACGTAGTAATACAAAACATAAGCAGTAAGAATTGCTAACAGTATCACGGCTATTCTCCATAATATTTGTCTCTGTTCCATAGTATTATCTTTAGTAATCACAAATATATTTATTAGCAATAAATGGAATGGTATTATAAGGTTATTATAGGAATTGCCGTTTCAATAGTATTAGTACTATTAGTATTGGCAATAATAGGTGTTATTCATCATCCAAATTCACAAGCAATAGATATAGTAGCGACTAAAGGTGGCTTGAACAGGACATGTTTGACTGAAAAGGTAACATGTACTTATGATAGTGACTGTAATATCTGTAGAGAATCTGAAGAAGGTAGAGAATTAGTATGTAAGCAGTTAAATAGATATACCAAAGATCAAATATCTGAGTATGGTCCTACACAGGGAGTATGTGTACCAGCTGATGCCAAGATGGAATGCAATGAAGAAAGAGGAGGACTTCTTACGTGGGCCGGGTGGGGAGATCCAGCTCGTATGGAATGGGATTGTTTATGTTCATATCCAAGTTTTGCGGGAGGTCCCAATTGCTCTCCAACACCAGGAGTATGTGACAATGGTTTTATGGACTGGAGTGTTGCATCTAAGAAGTTGCCTCCAAGTTCTTCTCAGTGTAAGTGTAATGATGGTTTCACACTAAAGACTCGGTTAAGAGATCTAACTCCTATATGTGTTCCTGATTCAATGGCGGGTGAAACTTCAGGGACTACTACTGTAAACTCATACAAAAATTTCTACAAAGATTTAACAAAATAGAGCAATGCTACCGCTTGGGATCCAAAACAAGAAAAGTAATTATGTGTATATACTAAATGAGTGACAAAGACAATCAACATCAGATACATACCGAGATAGAAATTGAAAACAATGCTGCTACTTGGTTGAGACAAATGGTAACAACTATGTCCATCACCATAGCAATCATAGCTTATTTCGAGATCAGAGGAGATCTGTTAAAATGTCCAATAGCCTTAGTGTCTGTTGGCATATTGTTGATTACTTCTGTATCAATAGGTATTATGAGTTCACTAGCTTACCAGAGACGTAAAAATAGTTTAATTGCTGATGGTGCATTAGATTATAAACGTATTAACGAATGGTATTTATTCGCTGGGATAGCATCTGTAATAGGTTTTATCGGAGTGGGTATAGCTGTAATCAGAAACAAAGCCAAACATTAGGTATATAAAGATAAAAAGTAAAGACATGAAAATGAGTACTTTTAATATTGATGAAGAGGTCGATAATCTTGTAGATAAGCTGACTGAACAGTTTAAAATGCGTCTTAAGAAACTTATAACTCGTAGTGAAAAGCTTGTATTGAAACAGTACATAGCTTCTCAGAAAGAAACTATGCGAGTTACTAGAGGTACCAAGTCTAAACCAAAGTCTAAACCAAAGTCTAAACCAAAGGCCAGACCCAAGCCTAGAGCTAAAGCAGTGGCAAATGGGAGGGGATTAGGTAGAAAAGCTCCTCATAGAGAACAAGAGTATGAGTACAATGAGGATGATTTTGTATCTTCCGACGATTCCGAATAAATAAATTTGATCAATCTAAAAGCATCTCATAATTACAACAAAAAATGAGTGCAGCAAAAGCAAGTAAACGAAAGATACGCCTTAAGAACTTGAAGGAGCATCAAACTATATGGCATCCCGAGTCCACACTTGTATACAAGTCCCGAAAGGAGCGAGTAGTGATTGGACGATATGTGGATGAGGAACTTATTCCGTTGGACGATGAAGCTCTGGAACTTTGTGAAGAATGGAATATGAAGCCTGATGAGTCTCTTCTAGAGTCCCGCAGTTCTCCAGATGAAGATGAGAAGTCTGGGGCTGGTGAAGATGATAATGGTGAAGATGATAATGGTGAGGAGGATGGTGAGGAGGATGAAGAAGGGAACAACGAAGAGAAAGATGATGAACAATCTGATAAGAAAGAGATAGTTCATGAACCTGAGGTAAAAGATAGCGAACCGGCTGCTCCTCTTCGATCTAGTGATGAAAGCTTACAGCAGATTATGGATGAGTATACAAATTACTCAAAGTCCTTTCTATCCAAACTTTTGGATGTAAATAATGAGAAAGACTCTAAGTTTTCTGCGAAAGAACAAGAATGTGAACAGCTTAAGTCAGAGCTTGAGGACCTTCAAGCTAAGTATGATGTGATCAAGAAAAAGTTTGACACTATGAAAAGTCTTTTCGCATAATTATTTTATATCAACCTTTGATATAAATGAGTAATATCAAAGGCCCTAGATCTACCTACTCCAATCTGAAGAGGTATGACTTAAATAGCATCTTATATGTCAGTCCCACCCAGCACCCAGGTTGTACTCCTCCTGTGAGTAAAGAAGCTAGAGAGAATTATATTAGAGAAGATTTGGGATCATTCTCGTTATTTGCAGCTGTTAGATATCCTTACAACTCCTGTAGGGACGGTGATGAGAACTGTGGAAACTTAGCAGGTGTTACATAGTTTAAATAGTTACACACATAATATAAATGGTTTACGTTCTTCTTTACATTCATACGGATAAACCCTCATATTCTGAGATATTGGGAGTGTTCGTGAATAAGTCAGATGCTGTATCAGAACTGCTAGAAAGGGCTAATTATCGTGATACTGATGGAGTTTTGACACAATATATGAAACCTTGCAATGAGTACGAGTCTTTTGCTCATCTAACCAATCTAGTAACAACTAACATGGAACTTGAAGATGAAGATATATATCGTATCACCGAAGTACCTTTGCAACGCGACTGAATATTTTATGTTGGTATATTGTAAAGAACATGAATTACTTAGAATTTTCCGTCAGACTTTTGGCTTTTGCGGTAACTCTCTTCCTTTTATTGGAATTCATAGTTTCGTGCGATACCCCTACATGGAAAGCTGCATTAGCATTTGGCTCTGTAGCTATAGCGGTAATTGCTGGTTTCTTTCTGACTAAACAACATATTATGGTCAAGTGTCCACAATGTTCCTCCAAAATATCTCCAGTTAGGCATGGTATATCAAACATGATTAAATCAAAAACCTAGTTTGTGTAATGTATATGTAAACATTTGTTTACATATTCTTGTAGGTTTAACCTATGATATATACTCTAAAACTTTCCCGTAAACGGTAGTTGAGCTCTTCATATCAAAAGTCTCGCCTTGTGGATCATATCCTATATGTCTTATTATACAAGTCTTTAAAGTCTTATGGGAAAGCTACAACATTAATATCATTACCGCTAGCTCCTACAGAAGCAAGCTCCTGCTGACTCATATTGACACCTCCAATAGTGGACGTACCAGTGGTAGTATTAATAATGTTGGCAAGGGCACCAGCAGTCTCGTTCTTGACACCGCCAAGCACGTTCATAGCTCCCTGGTTAAGGTCGATGGCCGGATCTACAGATACCTGGAACCATCCCGTATTACACGGAACAATGGGAAGGTCTCCACGAATCCAGTCACCCTGGGATCTGAGTGTGCTATTTCTGTTAGCGAACATTAAACGATCGTATACAATAACGTTATCTAGCTGTTCACCCATGTTGTTTACGGTACTCATGTTTCCAATAGGAAGGGTATCGGTGAAACCATCACTAGCAGGGTGCTTATCAATAGTCTCGCTTAGTACTTCCCGGGCATTACCGTTAAGGTAATCAGCTTTCATATGAGGAGGAGCAGATCCTGCGCCACATGAGGTAGGAGATTGGCTTTTAGCGGGTCCGGCACAGTCAGCGGCAAAGCATCCAGCTCCTCCACCACAGCTACCACAACCGTAGTCTTCAGTATAGTTTTCTTTGGCCATATTGGCATAACCAAGAGGAGTCTTTGGGACACCCATGTTCTTAAATGCGGGAGCATTGTAGCGAATCTGAGAACCGAACTGCGTATTAGCAAAACGGGGAGAAAGATTCGACTGGAAGGTTCCGGGGGTCTGGAAGAATTCTGGGCTAGCAACACCAGGTGCGCTAGACAAATTGGTGGCAAGCCCTGGAGAGTTGTTCCAGAGTTGTTCATTGTAGGTATCTTGAAGTACCGATGTATTACCGTTGTGACGAGCAAGTACTTCCGGGCGTCTTACAAAAGATGGGAGCATTGCAAGATTTTCTACCACAGGTTCTCCTTTGCTCGGGTTGAAATTACAAATCGCGACAACAGCAATAATAAGTGCCGTCAGAGTGCATATGAATCTACCGTCAAACATTGTTTTATTTATGACTAAGAAAGAAAAAAATTATTTTTATGACTAATCGAGTGTTTTTAGCACAAGATTATATTCATTAATGTAGTTCTTAGCTGATGTACAATTACCTACTCCTGGAAGTTTGGAGGACAATACCTTGAGATCTTCGGAGTATATACTTTTGGCTAGTTCTCGTAAAGTTACCAGATTTGCACAGTTATTCTTCATATATAAGGCGTCAGTCCCAAGTAATTTAGAAAAGTTTTGTATGTAGTGTTCTCGAATGTCATCTTCTAGTCTATATTTTCCTGTATTAGTTAAGATGGATATAATAATATCCTGATACTGTGAAATATCACTCATATGCTTCATAGAATTTAGTAGATGTGCTATTTTATTTGGGTTCAGGAAAGTTTCAGCTGTATAGGGAGCTGTCTCCAGACTAGAAAACTTTCCTTTAATATCGTAGGTTACATCCTCTTGTTTCATGTCTTTTATTTTTGGTTCATATACTCTAGCCAAGTAACTCACAGAATCTTCATAAGCTTTTTCATAATCCTTTTGCGCCATAGGCTCTCCTGGTTTTGACTTGGATCTAGGTCTCTGATCCGAGGTTTGGGCTAGAAACATATTCATTTCCTCATTAACTGTATCTAAATTGGTTGTGAAAGCTTGTATAGCATAAAAGACGAAGAATAGGTTTTGTGGTTGTGGTATGGTACAGTGTTTAAGTCTCTCGAATACTTTGAAATACGTCTGGGCTCTTTCCTCTGTTGTATTGCTTAATATATAGTCGAATATCTGGCGTCCATTACCTTTGTTCATTAAATTTCTGAATACCTTGGTTCTGGTAAAATATTTAACAAAAGAAAACTTGTATCCAGTTCCGATTTTGTATAACCACTTGAATAGATCCATAGGGTTGCGATCTTCTAGTTCATATTTAGACTCAGTGCACAAAGAAGAATATTTCACCGCATTCTGCAGAAAGTTTTTAAGATCCCTGGAGCCGGTGAACTTCTCAGGTCTATATTTAGTTCCGACAATAAACCCTGTTAGTCTCATTAATGCACTAAAGTTTTTCTTGTCTAGTTTTTGATACCTAATTATGCTATTCATAGTGTACAAAAGTATGGAGAGAACGTCTTGAATTGTACTAACTCTAAACATGTTAATGAACCCATGATGTTCCTGATCCACAAATACATGTGCCTTACCATAGTCAATTATAACAGGAATCACATTAGTTTTGACTCTGATAATATTGTCGTAGGATAATACATAATCTATCACAGTATCTTTAGAGGGTTGTAGAATAATGTTCCACGGTGCTAGATCGTAATGAACCAAACCACATCTATTTTGTGCGACTTGGATCGCTAGGCAAATCTGCATAAGTATAGACATGCAATCATTGAATACAAATGTTTCGTCCTTTAGGTAGTCAGCTAATGTTAGTCCTGGAATAAACTCGTTAATGACGCTAACTTCCTTATCAGGACTTTTATTCAATCCGAAAGTATATGCAAAATTAGGGATATGTTTAAGAAGAGGATTGATTGCTTTGGTACCTACAAATACTTCATGGATATGTTCTCTTATCTTACCGGGGTCCGATGTTGTTTTGATAGCCAAAGGAAAGCGTGATCCCGCCGCAGCACTTCCTAATGTGTACTTATCAACAGTGCCAAGCTTGTTGGTGAAAATCTTACTCTCTGGTAGTAATACAGAGGATAATTTTCGCTCATGAAGAGCAAGATTTATTACCCAATGTACTCCCTGGAGGAGCCCGAAAGTTCTTTTAGCGAACCGGGGTATCTCTTGAATATCTACGTAGCTCTTTTGTGTAGTAGGATATGACAGAGATATAGCATTCATTTCCTTCCTTAATTGAGTATCCAACGGGGTATGTTCATTGTATAAGTACACTCCCATTTCAGATTTCATGTCCACTATAGTTTTCTGGAGATAGTCTAGTATCCCTTTTTCCTGGAGATATGTATTAAAGAATTTTTTGCTGTTGTTGGCAATCTCTTGGCATTTAGCGTCGTTATCTCTACACCACTCTATCTGCTTTATCAAGTTAGATAGATCACTACTAACAGGGACATAGTGTTGATAGGGAATGAGCATATCTGTATACCACATTTTCCACTTGGACTCGACGAGTAGAATCACAGAACCCATTCCCAACTCCATTGATAGACGAAATGCTGAAACATGTCCATCAACGTTAATTATATAACGATACTGGGATTGCTCCTTCATGCTCAAGAAATTAACTAGTTTAATACCCTCCTTGTTCATGTGTTCCACGTCAATGCTCTGCAAGTATTTGGAATTGTTAACTTTACGAGGTCTAAGATTCCACTTTGTGATTCCCACGTCTAGCAACGGTTCATCTTCCCCCTTCTCCTCCTTATTGTAATTGGCCCCAATATAAGCAAGTTTAAGCCTAGGGTTAGTTTGTATGGTAACACCACATCCGGTGCTAGCTCCTCTAAAAACTGCAGTTCTTTTCTTGTCTTTCCATGGAATATCGAATACTTCTGTGTACTCTCTGCAACTTCGTGGAAACCATATATTTTTAAGACTTTGCACCCGAGCCCAATCTTCATGAGTGGGTACTAGTAGATCAGCGTATCTCTTAGTATTACACATCGACAAAATGGGAATATATTTGGGTAAATTATATGACACCAAAGGTTTATCACCCCATATACCGTCATACGGCTCTGTTCCATTGCGTGTGAGTAGAGGAAAGTCTCTGCGATTCATGAAGAACTCGATATCAGGTACCTTTCTTAGTTCACAGAGGTTCTCTAACATATTTTTTACCGTTCCAACATTAGTATCTCCCTCATTGGGTTTACGTGTGCGATAATCTACATCATATCTGACGATGCAATTATTGGCATACCATTCACTAACATTGTGGTTGACTTTCCCAGGATTAAACCTATAAGATCCTGAAAAAGCCCGCAAGAAGTCATTGAGTCCCTTGTACTTTGGGTCTATATGTATCTGCTCATGCCACTCATTAGTAAAGTTCGCTTTGGAAAATGGGAGGAATACTACAAGCTTGTTATCCTGTATCTTAACAAATATACCTTTCTTGAACTTATTAAAGATATATCGAAAAGTTCCAATCACTGCTTCTGCTCCTACATCCCTATACTTCTCCCATGTGGGGAAAGGTTGGTCGGCAAAGAGATTACCACTGATGTCAATATCTGGTATACATACGTTGCCGTTGGTAGCATCCCTGTAAGTCTGGAACTGCTCTTCATCACCAGCTGTAAAGTGGGTTTGTTTGAAGTTTGAGTAACGCGGATTACTAGGATCCGTCAAATTTTTAGCGGCAGCTATACATTGTTCAGGGGTATCATAAAAGTCTGGAAGCCTCTGTGGTGGAGGACGAGTTCTTGTTGTTGTCATTTTATATCTGTGCCATATTTTTAATACATAATCTATTAAAAATCAAACTTAGAATCGCTGAGCTTTAATCTTTTTAATTTTAAGCTTGTGATGTTCCACAGATTCTCCGCGTTGTACATTTATTAGTTGGTTGTATGCTTCCTCTGGATTATCTACTCCCAACTCTTGTAAAAATGCAAGTGTGTCTCTTTCCTTATCCATTTTACCCTTACGACTGCGTCGTTCCTTTTTCTCCAATATAATAGTTCTACCGTTATATTTTACACCAGCCTGTGATTTTGACTGTAAATAAGTAGAGATAACATTCTCGAGCTCATTTAGACGCTTTCTCAAAATTCTATTTTGAGCATTATTGCGAGCTATTTCGGCTTTTATACGATCTAATTCATCTATGGCTGTTTTGATAGACATTTTTATGTATGTAATGCAGACTCTTTAAATTTATGAATTTTCTCCTGATAGTATAAAGATGTCTGCTTATAAGATCAGGAGATGGGATGCTGTAACAAGTAATAATATTATGAAACAGCCCCTAATTTATATAAAACCGGATGAAGCGTTCTTAAGCTTTGTACGAGCTAATAAATTTGCTGTACTGTGTGAGATCAGTGGTACAGGAATGAACTATGATCATCAGCCAGGTAGTTCCGTACTCATACCAGGTGTAGTGAGTCGTAGTTCTGTTGTTCCAAACTGTCGTCCTAATTACTACGCCGCCACCGAGTATTACGTTGTGCGTCTCTTAGCTCCGTGGATAGGATATCCTAACAAGAATTTAGGTCAAGTAAAGTTCTTTGGACTTGAAGAGGGAATGCCAGCGCAGATTCCTCCCAAGAAGGATACCAAGAAACAGAAGAAGATAATTCCAGCGGCTAAGAACCTAGTGAATACTACAGCTCCTGAGAAAAGTAAAAGTAATACAGCTGTAATAGTAGGTATAGTACTAGGTGCGCTAGCTCTATTTGCTCTATTAATTGGGCTATTCATGTATATTTCTCGTAAAAGATAATATTTAGTATGCATAAATGGAACTACAAAGTCTGCTTATATTACTGTTAGCTATGATTGTGGCAGTAATGGCCTCTTGGTCTTTAAGCACATTCATTAAATTACATCACGCTATAGGAGCATTTGATTCGGACCGCACTTTAGTAAACAAGTGTAATTTTACTAGGAATTATGTAAAAGTAGGAAGGACGATGGCTATAGTACTTGTAATTGTGTCAGTATTAATACTTATAGCCAGTAGTATATGGTTCATTAAAAGTTTACGATCATAACTAATTCTAATTAGAATTAGTTTCATTTTTTTCTGTTTCTTCTGGATTTAACTTGGGTAAATACTGGATGTGGGAAAGTTTCCCCTAATAATCTGTGTAGTACAATTTGGCAATGTCTGCTGAGAGAGATATTACCATTTTCAATGCATTGGCGGAGACACTCAATATTAATCCAACCTATTCCGTTGGCATCATTACCAGGTATTTCATCTTGCACGAACACCTCTACTTCTTCTTTTTGCATGTAGAAATATACTACTCTATTGGGTAGATTTACAGCTTTAGTAAATAATTCTGAGTTAATTACCAGTCCTGTCTCTTCTTTTACTTCTCTAACAGCACAAATGCGGTGAGATTCTCCGTATTTGAGGGTGCCTTTAGGCGGACCCCATAGATGACCTCGAGATTGTACAATGAGAATCTTATTTTGAGTGGTATCATGAAGTACCACACCAGCTTTTCCTATGGACCTATTATGTACACTGTGATCATCTTCTTCACATACGTTGTTGTAAGGGTTTATCTTAATTTTGCAACATTTGTTAGGACATATGAATAACGACATCTTTGTTATTAATTTGATTATCGCTTAAATATGAACTTGAAGATGATGGATACGCAATGGTTCTTTCCTACCAATCCTCTCAGCTCTGCCTATAATCTGACGACGAGTAACTTGAGACATTTTATGATATAATATAAGATCTGTGGTTTCTTGGAGATTAATACCGGCTCCATTGAAATTAGAGTTCAAGAAAATAACCTGTATGCCCCCTCTCTTAAAACCATCTATATTCTTTTGACGAGTAATACTAGATCCTTTTAGCATAGCGTACTTAATCTTGTTATCCTTAAGTACACGGCATATTGGCTGGAAACTAGCATCATAAGTAGAGAATATTAGAAATTTTCCATTCTTATTAGCATTAATAAGCTCTATAATTTGGTCTATCTTAGTATTAGGCAAATCATTTTTAGTATCGTCATGAGAATTAGGATCGTCTCCAGTCTTAGTATTGACGTAAATTAGATCTTGTAATCTAATTTCTATCCTACAAGTAGGACAGCTATGGCTCCTTTTCAACCATGTAAAGAGACACTCTCCGCAGAATAGATTCTGACATGAAGGTTCTAGTACAGGATCTTTTAGCTCTTCTTTGCAAATTAGACATGGACCTTCTAACATATTTTTGAACCTTAATTTAAGCTCAGAAAGTTGAGTCTGAATATGGGTTTGTCTTGTAGTCCATGTTTTAATCTGTTCTTGATCTTCACGTATCGTGTACATTCTAATCTTATGATTCGCTTGTTCTAGCTCTTCTAATTTCTTCTTTCTAACTAAATCTACTATGTTCTTAGTCTTACTTCCACCTAATGCTGTAATTGCGCCTTCAATATTACCTGCTTCTATCATAGTAGTAATGTTCGGCGGAACTAATCCATTAATTGTATTAGCGAGAGGTTGAAAACATCTATAGTAGAAATGCTGGCTAGTGGGCATACTAAAAGAAGATCTTACAAATTCCTCATTATTTCGTATTATTAGATCTCCGAATTGATCCTCGAACTCGCACCAATTATCTCCAATGATTTTTTTAATGAAACTACCTCTGCAGTTCCGATGCTTAGTGGTTATAGCGTTCGGAGTAGCTGTCACAAACCAATAAAACCCCGCTCTAATATCTTTCATCCCTGGTACTCTAGAATGACCAGGCTCATCAAATATTAGTCTTTTCCATGCATATCGTGAATAAGATCGCACTAAATAGTTATACATGCCTGTAGTGACCAAAACAACATCTGATTCTAAAGCATCTATTTCATCTACATCCTTCTTAGTTGCTACTGTGCTTACTACAAGATTAGTATAACTTAGCTCTTTTTCCCATTGAATAAGAATAGATGGGGATACCAGTATCATAGTGGCAGGTAACCTATCATATCTACTAACTACTCGACTCCTGATTAGTCCCGCTGATTCGGTAATTATCTTTTCAGAGGTGAAAGGAGTGTCCATATCCCAGTGCATTTTGTCTCTCAACACCATACCTATCATGGATAGTGTTTTTCCATATCCAGTAGGATCAGCATTAACCCCAAGTTGTGTTTCGGTCTGCATCGTAGTACCTCTATATTCTCCAGGGGGTACTTCTCTTTCAACAACTTGTTCTCTCTCTAGTTTTTCCATCTCATATATACTTGCTAATTGATGATCAAACAGTCTTACGTTTAGTTTCTGTGGTTGTGGTACCATTCTAACAGCATTTCGAACGCTCATTTATCATAGAACGGTATTTAATAAACCAGTTTAATTACTAGAGATTATTGTTGACAAGAGGGTTTCTCCCCACCTACGGGCTCTATCATTGGAGATCTTATTACGAAAGTAGAAAGTATATATACTTGATGCAGAAAATCTTTCCACCCAATCTTTATACTCGTGAACAAGATCCAGTTCAAGTATAGTAAAATACATGTCTAGAAATGGACTGATATTGTCCTGATACTCAAGAAGATCCTCTAGACAATCAAACCTACACTCCTTTACGCTGGCATTTCGATGACGTATGGGAGTGTCTAACAGTGCTGCTATAGCTTCGTCAAGTTCTTCTTGTATTGGATGCTTAATTTTGAATACTTCCTCTAGCATAGTAAGATCATTAGTAATTCGTCTACTTTTATCTTGGTCTAATTTATGTAATATGCTTTCAATACTTCTCTGGTTGTCTTGACAGGTGGAATGACGGACAATATACAATATATAATATGCTGTCATATAACCAGAATGGGCATCAACTAAATTTTGAGAAGTTAGTATTACCTTGTTATAATCTTCGGTTCCGTTCAGAGGTAATAGCGAAGCTAGAATTCTACGAGGTACTATATTTATAGTCGGTGATAGGGTCTCCCAAAAATTATTATAGATGTAGTTAACTAACATTAAAGGTGTGTGACTAGCGATGTCCGAAAATATGACTTCTTTACAAAATTCCTTTTGTGCTTGTATTATACCACTATATCCTTTTTCTTCTGATATTTTATACGGATCGGCTGCACCAAAAAAGTCGAATAATTTTAGTATAGATTTTCTGGTATTAGAAGTTTTAGCATGACAATATGAAGATATCATCAGTTTATACATATCATGTCCTGAAACTATGAAAGGGAAAATACCTGAGTTAACATAATCATATGATCCTATGAATCTTCCGTCTGTTAGAGCACTAGAGGTACCAAGATCAATAATAACAGGGATAGCGCTGGGATTTGTAATGTTATATGATTTATCATCTAGGGTTATCGCGTAATCATCTGTGTATTGTATTTGCACTACTATATTATCAGCATGTAAGTCATAATGTGTAAAACCTGTATTTCTTTGTGCCAATTCTAGACTAAGCAGAATTTGAATAAATAAACGTAACCAAGAGTGGAAACTCAAACCTTCTTGTAACATTGTAGCTAGTGTATTTCCTTTGATCTTCTCATAAATAATACAAGTCTCGTCTGGCTTATGAGTTAAACCACCTAGAGTTTGCACAAAGCATGGAGTAATCTTTCGTAATGGATTTATAACTTTGATACCCATCAAGTACTCACGTAGAGATTGGTAGTACAAATTACTGTTATAGCTCTTAATTACAACCTCATTACTTGTTGACATTATCGATGGTTCTTTTTTGAGGAGATCCTGTGTTTTAGGTAAATCAAACGTGGTTATACCATGATCTAAACTTAGCAACTCGGAACTTTTTGGTGATTCAAACATTTTATCACTGGACCTAAGTTGCTCAATAATAAACTCCTTTTGAGTGTGCTCCATTTTCTTATTGTAAAATAAGAAAAAATTAAGGTAAACAATCTACAACTTTACGATGTAGCCCACGGAGCGGGGCGATCAAATCTACCTTGCATAGATTCCATTACCATGCGAGACGTGCGAGCTTTCTGAGTTTCATATGGTTCTGAAACGTCTTGCATGCGGCTCATCATTGGTTTCTGACCCCCATTGTGGAAACCACCGGGTTGCACCTTCGGTATTAGGCGAGCTGTTCTACTACCGTGGTCTGAGGCACCTTTGCTAACAACGTTTGATGAGAAACTTCCAGACGGTATATTTCTAGATAACTCGATAGAATTGGTATACTGATTACGCTTATATTTGCTACGGTCACCCTTGTTTGTAACTCCGTGATATTCGGGGAGATTTCGGGATAATTCTATAGCATCATGTACATAGTCTGTTCTTTCGCCACGATTCTTTGGAGCAGTGTGACTAGTAGTACGTATGTCTTTTACTGGCATATCAGCAAGATCTAGAACGTCTTCAATATTAGTATGGTGTTTGTTGGTTGAAGTGTTGGTATTAACAGAATGTGCATTTGCATCCTGAATATAAGGTTCGGAATTGAAATTACTATTGTAAACATATCGTGAAGGATCTACTTGTTTCGTAAGAGCATCGGCGTGAAGAGGGGTATTGTCAATTTCCTTAGTAGGCTTCTTAACTACCTGCTCAGTAATATCCATTGTACGAAATCCTGAGGTAGCTGAAGTATTAATTGTAGGCTGTATAACATACTTAACTTCAAAAGGCTTCGGTAATGGAGTCTCTACTATATATGTTGCGGTCGGTCGTACACATGCTTTTAGCGTAGTAGTCTTAACCTCTCTAGTGTCTTTGGCTGATGTACAAGATCTAGCTTTCTTGGAGAAGTCACTAAACCCTGGTTTGGAGAAAGCTGAAGTCCATACCCTTGGCAAGCGAGACAGTGGAAGCAAGTCTTCCTGTGTTAATACTGGTGGTCGGAAAGCACCATCCTTTGCTACGGTATACGGTAATTTGGCTGAGCGCCCAGTTCCTGCAATGGGCGCTGCTAATCCTGTGAGACTACCAGATTGCCCACCGCCACCATTATTACCATGATTACTATAAGATACACTGACACTGGGGTTAATTCCACGAGCAAATACCTGTATAGCTTCACACGCTCGGTTAGAACTATCATCGATCATCTGGGTAATGGAACTGGTTTCACCTACTTTATCGATTCTTCGTGTCATTACTGCTTTTGGAGGGTCTCTAAGAATGTTCATGTTAGTGCCCCATGTTTCCACGGAAGGAAGTGTAGCACGACCATAATTAGTAAGTCCTGAATAAGATAATCCACCTGCTGACATTTTCTTTATTGATAGGTTTTTATTTTAATATTATAAATGTCTTCCCCAGAAGTAACTAGAATATGCGTAGAGAAAATACTACCAGAACATAAGGATCACTATAATAAGGTTAAAGATGATGCAGAATTATCTGCTGCTTTTTGGGGCGCTAAATTATGGCCTCAGAATTCAACTGTCACGATAGGATTTTTAGATAATCCAACATCTGCTAATCAGCGAACTCCCGTAGAAGCAATGGAGAAAATAGGCAGAAATATTGATCCTTTACAAAAAGTCCTGGCTAATGCACCTCTTAAAGATGCTGTCAAAACTGTTGTAGCGAAACGCATTCAACCACTGGTTAATCTTAAGTTAAAATTTGTCGAAGATAGCGATGCTAAATCTGCCGATGTTAGGATAACTTTCAAAGATGCCAATGCATCATGGTCGAGTGTTGGTACCGATTCACAGCGTTATTCTTCCAAAAATTGTGGTAAAGATTCATGCGTACAACCCAGTATGAATTTAGGTTGGTTCGATGTTGGTACATACATCCACGAATTTGGACATGCACTGGGCATGATTCATGAGCACCAAAATCCTCATGGGAAACCCATAGACTGGAATGTACCTAAATTGACAGCGTATATGGAAGAAACTCAAGGGTGGGACGAACAACAGGTTCAGACTAATGTAATTAAGAGATATGATATTGACCAAATTAATGGATCAGATTTTGATCCTCTTTCTGTTATGCTTTATTTCTTTCCGGCAAGCCTTACCAATAACAACGAAGGTACTAGACAAAATTTCAGCTTATCTGGTATAGATGCAGAGTGGATAGCAAAGTCTTATCCAGGTGGACCAATGACCCCTCAAGCTTTTTATCAACAAGCTTATGGAAAGTCTCTGGAATCTTCCGTGGAAAAGAGTGATGAGCTACGCTCCAAGATGGACGGAAATAATAAGAAATTATATATAGGTATTGGGATAGGCCTAGTAGTATTGCTACTGGTGGGACTACTAGTGTTTTGGTTGATTAGAAAGAGACGTGGCAAAACTAAATAATTTTATATTGACTTAAATAAAATATGACCATTAATTCGCACGGAGTTAACGAACGCCTACGTGTCTGGAACGGCAGCATGAAACAGACATCTGGTGGTCTCAAAAAGAAGGACCTTAAGAAAAATCCAAAGACAGGCAGAATTGTTAGTAAAAAAGCATCTGCTGCAGCTAAGAAACGCTGGCACAGCAAAAAGTACGCTCATGTAAAGAATGCTTTCAAAGAGGAACAATACGAGTAAATTTATTATTACATAATAATAAATGAACTACTGTCAGAGTAAGAATACATGGACAGGGCTCAAACCATACAGCATTAATGGCTCGAAGTCTACACAACATATTACAGAGAAATACGGAGGACCAGTAACTTTACCTCTTAACGAGTGGCAAGAATACGTAGCCAGTGGTAAAAATACTTTATATGGTTCTGGAGGAGTAATTCCCGGAGGTACCATGGGAACACCTTTTGGAGGTAATGGCGCAGTATTTGCAGGAACAGTCAGACAAGGAATTGGCTACTAAAATTATCTATTACTAATAATAAATGAAGAAGAAGACCATGATAATCTGGACCCTGGTAGGAACATTTTTGTCTCTTGCCATGATTTTACTTTCGTACTTTGGTATAGTTAGATATTTAACACTCCACGTGTCTGGGACAGATAAATTGGTAGAAAACTACAGCAAGCTTCCGGAAGCTACAGAAGGTCGGGTAGTTGTAAGTGTAGCAGCAGACCCCAAAGATTTTGCTAAACTAAAACCTACGTTGGCCTCTATTCTTGATCAAACAGTAAAAGTTGATCAAATTGGAGTAATTGTTCCTCTTAAGAATGAGAACAATGTTCCCGAATATATCAAGAAGATTGCCAATATATTCCCTGCAGGTAAAGATTATGGTGACGGTACCGCACTAATACCAATTCTACTGAAAGAAAAAGAGTGTGACACTATAATATTAGCTCTATCCGGTGATGTAATATACGGAAAAGACTTTATCGAGAAAATGGTTGATGAATCCAACAGTAATGCTGATACTGTTCTAAGAGATACTAAACACACAGCTATACTAGTTAAACCCGAGTACTATGGATGTGAAATTCTCAATACACAGGAAAGTAAGTATGACCATGACTGGTTTATAAAACAAGCTAAGAAAGCAAAAACTGTAGACTATAGCGAAAACTATAATCGCCTATAAATTTGTATAACAAATATTTGTTATACAAAGTGTAACTACCTATCGTCCTCCCAAAAGCCTCTTAGGAGCGGGAGTATCTTCCTCTTCTACAATTTCTCCGTCAATAACACATCTGTGAATGGCCAGAGTCAATTTTTCTAGATTAGCGAGAGTGGCCTCCATCGCAGCAATACGACTCTCAAGTCTAGATGTATTGTCATAACCACCCTTACCTTGAGAATCAGATCCTTGGACAGCTTTACATCCTGACTTAATCCATGTGTCGACCTCTCCATGTTTTCCAGACCAAAAGATCCAAGCTCCAAACTTCTCTCCATTCTCCTTATCAGTCAATCTATTTGCCCATTTACCTCCTAGAGTCCTTAGAGACTCCCTGTGGGGACGAGTATCACCTCGTACCACAAAGGATTTCTCTGTGTAATCTTCAATATACACCCCTGTTTTGTTAGCAGACATAATTCAATTGGGAATTATGTCAATAAAAATAAATCTCAAATTCATTTCTTTGCTCGGTATGCGAGAAATCCTACCAATCCTAATAGAGCCAATACAGCCACTACAATTATAATAATTTCCAGAACAGATGGACCCTTCTTGCTGTCGCCTCCACCTCCACCTCCGTTAGAGCTTTTCACGGGAGAATTTGGATAGTATTTTGGGTTCTTACAATTTGATGCCACCTTGGTAGTTACACAATTCTGGATTGCGGGATCGGTCTCTAGTTTTGCAGGGTTGGTACCATTGCAACCATTCTTAGCTGCCGTACCGTTAAGGATACACGTGGCAATATCATGCGAGACAGATTGTGGACCACTAGTCATGTCCTGTATAGCGCTATTGTAGAAATCAGATGTCCACGTACTTGGGGGGTCACTACATTTCTTGCTAGCAATAGAACAGTATTGAGAATCACCGCAGTCTTCCTTGCCTAGCGTGCATGACTTTCCACCACCGCCTCCTCCACCTCCACCACCGCCTCCGCCGCCTCCTCCACCTCCGCCTCCATGTCCATTCGCTGCGAAGCATTGCGTGCAGCTTTTGTACTGGCAATTGGAGCCCATGCGTTGTCCCATATACTCACACGTCTTATCATCTACATCCCAATTATAACACCCAGCTTCTGGGTATTCTGTACCACATTTGGTACTGGGATCTTCGCGTCCTCCACCGCTTGCAGGAACACACTCACCTGCTTCATCGTTACATCCTGGAGGGCATTGGCCCACCCTGCCAGCTTGTCCTCCTTTCTCACAACATTCTGTTCCCGTCATTCCCTTTGGTGGAGGATTGCAATTAGTGGGAAGAGGCCCTGATTCTTCTTCGCATTCCATGTAGCAAGCTGTTTGAGTATTATTATTGCATGCGTTCGCGCAACAACTCTGAAGGTCGCTGGGTGATTTATTGTTACACTGACCACGATAAGGCGGACTTGATCCTGGACCTGGCGGTGGTTTAGCCCTAACGGGCATGGCATTGTAATTATAGGGGTTGTGGTGTCCTTTTCCCTGGGAATGGCTGTAATGCTCAGCATGGCCTAGCTTTTTAGCTAGTTGTTCATAAGATTGCGGAAGACCTGTATGAGTCTTTCCAGTTTCACTGCTTTCAAAGGCGGGAAATCCATTAAATTTTCCACCTGCTTCCGAAGCAGACTTTTTAACAACTTCACCGCTGTCAATTTGTGGTTTCAGCATTGATTCTGCCTTTACACAGAATCCACATGCAGATCCCATTGAGTAAAATATTATCGGCATTTTAATATAACACAAGAAAATTTTCAAAGGTTTCACCTTTGAGAGTGACAGGATGCGATATATTATATGTTTTGCTATACAAAAAGTTGCTGTATGCACCCTACTAATGAATACTTATACTCTTAAATCATTTATTCTTCGAAAACTTTCTTGTGCAGCCAGCACTTGTCTGTACGCATCGTATAGTGCATGATGCTCAACTTCAATGGGAAAATCTTGAAGCTTGACTCCTGATACGTCATATAGTGTTCTAGTATCTCGAGTACCCCAAAACAACCACGGTACGGGTAAGTTGCATGCACGATAGGCTTGCTCGAGAATTACACAGTCAAAGGTTGCTCCATGTGACCAAATATATCTGGAACCTTTGAACCACGTACTAAATTCTTTTAGTGATTGTATTAGAGGTATTCTATCTTCATGTTCTAGTGCTTCGTAGCGGGCTGTGCTATTTTGCGATTTCCACCATTCTTGAGTTTCAGGTGACACAATTAGTCCTTGATCCAAACAGCTCTTAATCACTATTCTTCGGTAGAAGGAATTTTTACTATTTAATGAGTTTATGTTTCCTCGCCGATTAAATTTTACCGCCCCAATGGTCAATATAACAGCACTAGGAGTAGTACTTAGGGTTTCTAAGTCAATCATAATATCTGGCATTTGTTACTCTTCAATATTCTCTATAAACCTGTGAATTTGATCCCAAGGTATGATAATATCTTCATTTGTTCCAGTAGTTGGTATATGAAGAGTAACTAACGATTGCAGATGAAATGTTGAGAGATAAGGAACAATCTCATCATTTTTACTATGTATCATTAGTGATCGACCCCGATATCCATTTATATATTCTTCAATGTTAAATTCAGAAAATAGTGTGGATATATATCGTAGCGGAGTGTTATTCACTATTGACTTAGCACTTAGGAAAGGAGAAACTATTACTATTGTGGGTATACCATATCTACGTGCTACGTATGTAGCCACCGAGGCACCAAGTCCGTGACCGTACAGAATTATATCTTTAGCTTGGTAACTCTGTCGTAATAATGCCACCATATAGGAAGCGTCATCGTATAATTGTTGCTCATTTGGTATTCCACTACTCTTACCAAAACCAGAATAGTCAAAAGCTAGAACCGAGTATCCTAAACTTTTGACACTTTCTATTGTTGAAGCAACATGACTTATATTTCCTTTATTGCTGTGACAGATGAGTACTATTTTGGATCCCGGATTTCCTTCGGCTAGCCATCCATGCAAGTGTCCCTGTCTCACGACCTTATATGTCTCATTCACTGGTAAAAATGTAGAGCTCGGTCGAAAGTATAGAAATCTCTTAGTGAGTAGAGTAGTAATAAATAAGAGTACCACGAGAGTAAGTGCAATTTTAATCAAAATTTCTTTTACCTTTCTATCCATTTTGTGGATACAAAGATATAACTTTAAGTGACTCAACCAATTGTTACTCCCCAATGAGGAGATGCAAAGAAGTTTATACGATTAGTCTTCATCTTTGATGACATTGTAGAGTATGACTTGACAAACTGGATAGCCTCGTCCATCGTGAACATCAATGCATCATCCTCGACAACAACACCCACAGATAGGAAAGCCTGGGTAATTTTATCACTTAGGGTAGGATCTGGTACGAAGTTTTCCTCTTCTTCTTCTAAGACATCTTCCTCTAGTTCAACTTCTCCATCCGAAAACACTATGTCTTCTTCTTCGAACGGAGCTTCCGCTTCCGAGTCTGATGGATTAAATCCTTCGGATCCTTTCTTATTTCTTCGCGAGCGCAGCTTTGGTCGTCGGTGTGTTGTATTGGTGGTCTTCGCTGTTGTGTGGTACTTTTGAGCCATAGCCATGAGAACTATCTGGTTTTCATCCATGACTTTACCAACTCTTATAACATCCTCTAATACTCGCACTATAACTTCTTCATTATATTCACTACTAAGTCTATTGCGCACACTCTCGATATATGCGTCAGTGATTCCAGAAGGTTCAGGGGGTTCCTCGTCTTCATTTTTGCTTACCTTAGTTGACATCTTTCGTTGCATAGCACGCTGTTCATCAAGACTGTTAACGTTAAGGAGTATAGTAACTGCCGCACTAAAGTCCACTTCTTTCAGTTGAGGATTACTACCAGTATACTTTTTGTCGAGAGTGTGAATACCCCCTATAATATTACATAGCGCGGAAAATATACAATTCTCTTTATCATTTGGTAGGACCTTGGTGCAGTTCTTAGTTAATGATGCTAAACCCTCGATCTTTTTGAGCACTATAGCTATGTTATTGCTAGTAGATTGCTCAAGGTGTTTCATTAGGTAATAAATAATCACTGCTAATCGTTTCCACATGATTTCCAATACTTTTTCTTGGTCTTCACGAGAGGGGATGAATCCCAAGAATCCTTTATATGTTTGTACCATGTGTAAGAATGGAGATGGAGGGGGAACAGAGATGTCTTCGGCTGTTGCAAAGATAGTGGAACACGGTTGATATACACCGTCTAATACAGAAGTAACAAAGTCAGGTGTTATATTTTGTAATACATTGTATTTTATGTACATATAGTCTTTCATGACCATAATTACACTACACATATCTCTTATTCTCATATTGAACCAGCCTCTCAGGAAGTCGTTCTGGAATACAGTGTAAAGTACTTTCAAAGATAGAACGTCTCCTAGATCTTCCATGTAACCTGAATCTTTTCTGCTCTTCCGGATCTCTTCTCTCAAGCGCATTAGTTCTTTACCCACAAAGTTAAATGCATCTGGTTTCTTAGAACCCAATATCTCATCATTGCGATCATCGTATATTAACTTGGCATTCTTTGTGCTTAGAAGCACATTTTGCGATGATCTATCTCGAAACTTAACGCGTAGCGCAGTTCGAGCATTGTTCATTAACTTTTCCCGATAAGCTTCGTTACTAAGTCTGTCCAATTTTCTTTCTAGTTCGCGCAAACCTAAAAAAGATCCTGTCCCTTCCACTTTCAACATATTATAGGACTTCTCGAAAAAAGATCCTGTCCCTCCCACTTTCAACATATTATAGGCCTTCTTGGGAATGTACGTCTCGTTACCTGTAATCCGTTTTTCAAGTCCTATACAGCAGCTGGTAAATTCTACTGCGATACAGTAGTATGTAATTGAGGGATAACTTTTTCCTTGGACTCGTATTAAGACTGAGATATCCAATGGAGAGAGCCCTTTGAGCTTATATGTAGGGTCTGATTTTGGTGGGTCGCCTTCCCATACATAGACGGGGGTTCCAGAAGGTCTGGAAGAAGAAGGGCCGATATTTTGACTAGTAAGTCTTATAGAACCTCTAATTGCGTTTGCCATGCCATTTGCATCATTAACATCTTCTGCGCTTGGAATATCAAGACCTTTGATGGTATCATCAATATTTTTAGACAAACTTTCGGATAGCATACCACGCTGGTAAAGATTATCAAGTTCTTTGCTAAGATTAGTTCTTTCTAGAAGCGGCAATGTATCAAGTTGTTGTCTTCGAGCTTTAGGATAGTCTTCAGGCTTCACATCCTGGAATTGTTCTGCTTTTTTAAGTAAATAGTCGCAATACATATCAAGGATTAGGCCAGGTACTCTGTTAAGCTTTCTCTCTCTTTCTTTACCTAGATACGAACCTCTTACAAGTGCTGTTATCACCTTAGGCTTCTTAAGTATCATAAACATGTCATTATTTAGTATACCACCCGCTGGTGCGGGCCCTACTCCATAATTCTTTCTTTTCGCTTCACTAATTATAACTTCCTGATCAGGTACTCTGGATACTTCAATTCCATCTTCACTCATTTTTTTGAGAACCTGGGAAGCGGTAAGACCCTGATACTTATTTAAGTTATTACCTCTTCTAATTAAATTTTGCAAATTAGTATACGCGAGATATATTTCATATAATTCGTCTTCTCGTTTGTGTTGATTCTCACTTCTAATTTGTTGGTTTTGTTCACTTCGCAATCTGTGTCTGGCGGCCATTAAGATTTTCCCATAATTATTCTTACCATCATCATCCGGACTCGCTTTTCCCATCCATTTACCTCGACTAACGTAGATTATGGGCCTATTCCCCGTATCTAGTAGTTCATCTGCGAGTTCTTTATTCTGCTCGAGTTTAGCATTAACAGCAATTTCTAGCGCCTCTTTTCGCCGATTATCTTTCTCTTCCTCATATAACTGAGAGAACTGATCACCTACTGTTGATAGTTTATATGTACAGTTAGCTGCTATACATTCTGTTTTAGAACGTTGATATTTCTCACAATCATTATCTCCCGTACAAGTGGACTTAGGAGAAGATCTCCTAATTACAGTTCTCCAAGTCGGAGTAGATAGCATATTAGAATATATGTAGTTAGTTGCTGTCGGGTATTTTTCTCCGTCAATGATCATATCTTGCCTGAAATTATCACTCAACCTCGCATAAGGACTGTTATGCGTGCTAAAAATTTTAATCGTGGACATTTGTTATTTGCAAATATTAATATAGACTAAAATTAATTAGTAGTGTTGATTTAAATAAAAGCCACGTGTGAAATAAATGAGTGGTCTATTATTTTTAACTGCTGAAGACTTTCAACTATTTCGAGGCACTAAGGGTAGTATCATGGGAACTTCTATACCGGGGTTTTCACTGATATTATTCTATTCTACCCAATGTGAGCATTGTCAAACATTGATTCCAATATTTAAAAGACTTCCTGGCACTGTTGGTGGCTGTCAGTTTGGTATGATTAACGTTAGTCATAATAAGAGTTGTGTCATGATGTCTCGTAAGACTATTGCTCCTATAGAAGTGGTACCTTATATAATCCTATATGTCCACGGAAAGCCGTACATGCGTTATAAGGGCCCCCAGGATGCAAAAGAGATTGCACGTTTCATCGTAGAGGTTTCACATCAAGCACAGCAAAACGTGAAAAGAACTAACAAGACCGAATCCAAGATAAAGCAAGATCCAAAAGGGGGAATTCCAGCCTATACTATTGGCAAACCTTTATGTGGCCCCGACGATGATGTATGTTATTTAGAGTTCAACAATGCTTATGGTAAAACACAACAGAATCAAAGAACACAAAGGAAAGTACAAAATCTACCAGCCGCTGCTGGTATGGGTACCACAGGACGTTAATTTAATACTAGATTGTATTAAATCTATTTCAGCACCTCGTTTCTAATAGTTCTCTGGTCATCAGGAGATTGCTTGTAAGGGTCCAAAGATCTACTAACAAGTTCCACGAACTTTGCGGGGCATTCTACATACTGGTATTTACCTTCGCCACTTCCGTCGTAGTTACCTCCAGTCCATTGACGAAATAGCTGACAAGAACTTTTGAGGTCTGCGTCCTTAATATTGCATGCAGAGGTGTTTCCAATCTGTTCAGCCGCCTCATCACGAGTAATATTGAATTTAGGATAATTAAGAGAATCATAGCCTTTAGGACAGTTGTCTAGATGTATACTATACTCATGATCATCCCATCCGGGCACGGCCTGGTCCAGTTGTACGGCGTCATCGGCTTCTCCCGGGGTAAATTGGTCCATCGCCATGACCACAGCAGTCCAGTCCTTCTCGTATTTATCTCCTTTCATCAGGATACAACGGCCACACCCTGGGTTTCCGTTTAACCCGCTCACCGGGTCTCCTTGCAGTCCTTTTATAAGATCGTTACTCATCGCACCCACCATCCAAATATCCTCGCCATATTTCTTATACTGTGCAGGTGCCATCATTGGTGCTACATTTATAGGAGCTACCTGTGAGCTACCCCGAACTGATTGTCCATTATCAGTACAACCCATGCTACAATCCCAGAAAGATGTAAGTTTGAGCTTTTTCCAATCCCCACCCGGAGGCTTAGGCTTAGGTCCAGGAGGCTTAGGTCCAGGAGGCTTAGGTCCAGGAGGCTTAGGTCCAGGAGGCTTAGGTCCAGGAGGCTTAGGGGCCGGACATGATCGGGAAGGACACGCTGTATTGCCATCTTTCGCATCGCATCCTCCTTCCCAATCACTTGAACAATCCCAGCTATTGCAAGAGCTGCACACATAGTCGTCATCCTGGCCCTTTTGGTATGGAGGACCATAACAGCAAAATCCCTTGTAAGTAGATTTATATCTCCACCAAATTGTTATACCTGTCAATAATGACACCACGGCGATCACTGCCACTATGAGTATTATCATTGTTCGCGTCATTTATCTTAGCGATAAGAAATTTGAATTCGACTTTAAGAAACAGATCTTATGATATTACAAAAATGAGCGGATTCCCACTTTACGATAACTTGATAAAAGACCTTTCCAAGAAGGATCTCTCGGTGATAGAGAAAGAGGATTTTGTGGAGAATATTAGTAAAATAAATATGGACGGTATTGAGTTAATATATGTGTTAATTTATATGTACGCAGAACAGAATAAAGATAATGCTGATCCTAATAAAGTTCCATATAATGGGTACAAGGATGTAAATGAAGATGGCACCAATACATTCTCATGGGTGTTTACGCAGTTTCCTATTAAGTTGCGTAGGCTACTATCTCTCTTTGTCAATATCCACCTTGAGAAACAAAAGGAGGAACAAACTAGGTCCGTCCAGACTTTCTGATTTTTCTATATATCACAAATCCAGTAATTAACATCAGTATAGTAACAGCTATACCAATGCTAACCCATAATATCTTCGTATTTCTCTTATGTGTCTGTTTCCATAAAGGATCAGGTTGGGTATTTGGAAGATAATCAGGGGGTATATGTTGATCTCCCGCTAGACTAATCACATTTTTTCCATGTCCTGGACCATCCTGTATAGCAGGACACATTCCCCAACACCCACGATGGTTAAAAACTGGTTTACCCTCAAATGTACCACTTGAGAGCACATTAGAAGGAGGTCGTTTGCTCCAGTTGGTGTTTTCTGGGAACGGAACTGCTTTTATTTTGTCCGGAGGTGCTTCTTTGCATGTTTTGTCATCATCGCAGTAGAAAACACTCATAAGTGATTGTAATGTAAATTTCATATTGAATGGTTGTTCAACATTTGCCGAGTCTTCAGTCATATCTTCACCCTTCATAGATACCTTATATTTCTTATACTCATTATGACTCATCAATATAGGACTATTCGCAAGGTATAAAATCCTTGACGATGGTTCAGACAAGCCGATATTGGGGTCCTTGTCTTTATTCATGGCTATCATCCCAAGTCCTTTGTATTGAAATGCTACCACATCTGAATAAGTCACTAGATCACCGATTTTTTTCGCATTATCTACAGGCATAATCTGGAATGTAGTACCAATTCCTCCAAGTATTCCTAGAGCTTCTTTCCACATTATAGGATTCACCCCTCCATCATTTTGGACTTGTGCCACGTATGAGCTACCCTTTATAGATAGGATCACATCATCTCCAAAAACAATAGGTTGATCGTGTATAACACTATTAGCTGTACGTACTTGTGGTTGCAATGTTAATACGGAGTCAAACGGTTTATCCATTATACACGGACCAGGCCCTTGTTGTCTGGGGAGCTCAGTGTTAAGAGTAAGACCGCTCTCTACTTCTTTTAGTGCTAGAACATCTCCGTAGAATACGGTATTCGCGAAATTAGGAGGAAAAGGGAACAAATTAGTATTAACAAATACTGACATACTAACCACATTAGGATCTATATTATAGTATGATTGATTTCTTAACCGGTAGAGTGGAGTCAATTCTGGGTGGACTATAGTACGTACAGGAGTGCAAATACTTCCCCCATTTTTAAATTGTGTGTACAATCCAAACCCGCAATTATCACCAGGACACCGCTGCATACATTCTTGGATACTAAGATCTTTATAACATATGCCTTCTACCGTATCTCTACAACCTGAGATAGAGATCGCGCTTAGAGTGCTATTAGGCCAAATTACCCATGGTCCATGTCTCCAGGGTTCATCGATATCATCTTCTTCTTTTGTTGTAGCATCCTTTATGGAATAGTATTTCGAGTCTAACTCTTTCTTTGGATGAAAGTCACGTTGTTTTGAATCCATTTATTATGAGATAATAAAAATGATATATAACCATAACTCAAAAATTATGAACGAAAAATAGTACAATGAAACTTAGCATTCGCTCAAGTGCTGTACATGACCTTAATAAGATTATACTTTCACTTGACACACATAGTATGTGTGTCAGATTGGGGTATATTTCTAGAGATGGATTTACTCCTACTCTAAGTCATTGGCACATAAAAAATATACGTAGAAAAATTCAGACCCATGGTGTTATAACTCGTAAAGGTTTATGGAGGTTCGATGAACTATACACTGTTGGAAAAATCAATGATTATGGACTTGTGCTTGGAACTAGTGTGGTTGATGATAGTATAGCACTAGATTATCAAAGTTATATCATAATGTCATCTGTAGGACATGAGTATACAATAGACTTCCTTGATGGATACATACAGATTAGGTTTCATACAGGTGTTGCAGATATTTCCTCTCTTTTTGACCCAGTAAAGTTTATACACGAAATGCTCACACCTTTGGTAAAACACGTTACGACTGCTGAAAAACACTATGGTAGTCCTAGATATGTCGGGACCCCAAATTATCCAACTAACCGAAAAGTCATTGCTCCCTTTAGATCTTTAGGTGAATGGGGTACATTAATAATGAACCCCAATGGTGTACACATAGTATTAGGGAGCAATATATACGGAATACACTACGATGGCAAAACTCAGGGTACAAGTATTTTTCACGGTTACTGGGACAATGACATGTTCATCATATATTTACCAGATGTCATCAATGATGAAGATGTCCATATGCACAGCGTGTCACATCGTTTATCACTAGCCAAACGAGCGATAATAGGTTTAGAATATTGTAGAGTAACCAAGATATTTACTACAAGTGTAGATGTTCAAGAATATCTGTGTAGTCGTTATGGAGGGGTAGTGTACATTCCTCGTCATGCAAAGTCTACACAAGATCTTGAAGTATATAGGCCAGTGCATAGAATCGGGTTGTTATTCAACGTGAAAAGAAAATCTCGTAGTGGGTTCTCGGTATTTGAGTTATCAGACGTTAAGGGTAATTTTAAGGGTACAAAAGAGCACCCTTTCAACAGTCCCATTTCCCTTAGTAAGGAAGATAGGGAATTCCTGGAGTATTTTCCCACGTCATCAATAGTTGAATTTAGGTGGGAAAATGATAACTTGGTGCCATATTCTGTATCGCGTAGGATTGCTCCTTCTCTTTCCAACGAAGATAATTGGAGATTACTACATTATACCAAAGACCTATTTAAAAACACAAAACTGAACTCTAAAGCATTAATGATGGCACAACAGAAAAAAACCTTGAAAATGCTCCCTGTAAATAAATCAGTAGTATTCTATTCCCCAGTTGAAGGAGAAGATGTTTTGGTTCGCACAGGAACCATTGGGGAAGGATCATGTTTATTTCATGCTCTTCTTCACGCCTACTCCAAAGATTACGCTACAATGGACAGGAAGGGGCGTATGAAGTTCGTGATAAGATTACGGGCAAGTATGGCAGGAAAAGTAAATATGGAAAGTTGGGAAGAGATGGGAGGAGGAGTAATATCCAAAGTTCCGTATCAAGAAAACGTACGTGAAATATTGGAAAATTTCTATACGCATATTAGAACTGGAAATACTATTAGAGGACGTAGTACTCGTAGAGTTGTCAAGAAGCTTTCTGGAAAAGACGAAAAGCTAGATGATGTGTATGATATTCTATGTGAACTAGTTCCGTTCGAAATCCTCGCATCGTCGTGTCTTCCCAAGGGTTATGATAGAACTCAAGATGATAAAATAGATATCACCAATAAGGCTGTTTGTGAAGAGGTCAGTAATCACTTGAGTTCTATTAACGAGATGAAAGAGCTAGGATCTTCAAAGGCAAGCTACATCCAATCAAAGATGAATACACTTATGACCCTGGTTTTAGAAGAAGGTAAGAACGCTGCTTATCGTTCTTACATTAAAGGTCTTGAGAGAGTTAGCGAAGATGTAGATAGTTATACTATAGAGTTTATATCTAATCGTTTTAATCGCGATGTATATTTCTTGGACGGCACTAACAGACTTCCATACAATACTTGTCCTACTACCAATAATATCAAGGGCAGGAAGAGTATGGTTGTACTTTGGGTTGGTGGAAATCACTATGAAATTGTAGGTAGACTTTTACCCGGTAACAGGATTCAGAGAGAGTTTGCAGCTGACGATGAGCTTATCAATCGTATCAGAACCTTTATGACTAAACCCGAGAAAATTAAGGATCTATATCCCGAACTAATTGAGCATCTTCCCAGGTCTTATCGTTCTGGATCATCTCCTAAACGCCGAGATACTCGCAGAAGTACATCTAGCAAAAAGTCTATGAAGAATTATGAGTCAGATGAGTCCGATCGGTACTATGATTCATCTGATAACGAATCAGGGTCAGACTCGGATTAATTAACACTAATTCCTGAATGGAATTAATGTTATCAGGGTTAAAAAAATGTTGTGCAGAAAATAAATGGCAGAGTTCACTGATGATATAACTAGTTTTCTTCCAAAGTATCCTAATGTTGTACCCTATCAGAATAATATGCTCAATCCTTATAATGGAACGTTTTACGACTCTATTTACAGAAAAAAAGAGTTCTACGAACTACGCTTGAGTGTAACAGAGGATGTTCCGGAAGAACCTGGGGATCTAATGAACCATCAGAAAATGATTGCTCGTTACCTTTCATCTCATACTCCATATAACGGAGTGCTTTTGTTTCATGAGATGGGAACTGGAAAGACATGTTCAGCTGTAGCAGCAATAGAACAAATCAAGTCTGAAGGTAAATTTAGGGGTGCGATATACATAGCTAGTGTAACTTTGAGTAATAATTTCCTGAATGAACTTATCAACGTCTGTACTGACGGCCGATATATTCCAGAAGATCTGGGTGATACCGATCGAACAGGAAAGATTCGCATGAAGAAAGCAGTGTCTGAATATTATAAACTAGGTAGTGATTATACCTATGACAAATTTGCAAAGAATGTAGACTCGTTACGTCTAGAGGAAGTACGCCGAAGATATAATAACCATATCATTATTATTGACGAAGTACACAATTTAGCTGATAATAATAAGGATGGGGCAAGTTATAAAAGGATCTGGAAATTTTTACATCAGGTTCAAGGATGTAAGGTACTTCTACTATCTGGGACTCCTATGAGAAATAGAGTTTGGGATATAGCTTCCGTTATGAACCTTATTCTTCCTGTATCTAATCAGCTGGAAACTGGAGAGGAGTTTGTCAGAAAATATTGCGACCGCGTTGACAAAGACTTAGATTTAGTAACAGTTGAGGGAGCTACATTTCTTAAGGAATACTTTAAAGGCCGAGTATCCTACTTGAGGGGTATAACATCGGATGTTGACCGGGTTTTTCATGGTGATTCCATTGTAGTACCTGGTATAAAACAAGAACCAGGATTCTTCAAGATAGACAAATGCACTATGAGTGCATTTCAAACCGAAGCTTACTTACAAGCCTGGAACAAGGATAAGAGCGAAACAAAATCAAGTAAGAATAAGGGTTCTGGTTACTACAGAAATTCACGTCAGGCATCTTTGTTCGTATTTCCTGATGGGAGTTGGGGAACAGCAGGATTCAATAAATATATCCAGGTCGGAAAGACGTCTACAGCTAATATACTTGGTAGGAAAAAGAAATCTGCTCCTAGGTGGAATCCCTACGCAAATGATTTAGTTAAGGCTATTAAATCTGGGGGTGTAGATGCATTACAAAAATATAGCTGTAAGTATGCCGCTAGTTGCAGAATACTATTCAAAGCAATAAAAGATAAAAAACTAGTTTTTATATACAATGAATCTGTTAGCGAAGGCGGAGTAATACTATTTTCATTAATACTAAAGCTGCTTGGTTTTGTTGAGTATACGGGGGGTACCAAAAGAGAAGGCGTTAATACATTTGCAGTACTTACCGGGTCCACAGCTAACAAGCTTGATATTATTCGTAACTTTAATAGACCTGACAATAGAGAAGGTGCTCGTATCAATCTTATTATAGGTTCACAGGCAGTTTCGGAGGGTCTAACCCTTAAAAACGTACAAGTTGAGATTGTTCAGACAGCTTGGTTCAATTATGCTCGTATAGATCAAGCTTTGGCTAGAGGATACAGAGCTGGATCGCACACAGTACTATCTAGATATAAGGATGATATCACGCAAGATATATATTTACAAGCAGCCGTGCCTGATGAACCGAAAGATGTAGCTGGTGAATACATTAGTATAGATGATCAGATGTATACTGTAGCTCAAAAGAAAGATATTAGCTTTAAGCGCGTGGAGAGTGTCATGCGCTCAGCTGCATTTGATTGTGCTCTTACTTATAAGAGAAACCAAGTGATTGCCAAACCAGGGTCTCGTGAGTGTAACTATAGTAACTGTGATTATAAATGCGATGGGGTTCCTGAACTACAATACAAGAGTGATAATCCTGTAGATATCGACTACTCTACCTACAATTTGTATTATTCACATGATAAGATTCAACAGCTCGTGGCAGAGATTACAGCACTATTCAGAACTAACTTCAGGTTATCATTTAGCAGGATTAGTGAGATGACATCGGCGAACAATGAGTTCGAGTTAACAACAGCGTTATACACTATAACCACTAATAGTATTCCTATTTACAATAGATATGGATTCGTATCATATTTACAAGAGGAGAATGACACATACTTCCTAGTTGATGGTCTTTCCACGATTGGTTCTGCAAATATGGCATATTATACCAAGTATCCCAATGTTAAAATTAAACAAACATTTGACATGATTAAGACAAAGTATTTCGATGACATCGCGTTGCCCAGAGCTGTTCAGGATATCTGCGTGGTTAAGGGTAACATACGTCCGTATATCGAGAGATTGCCGCTCAAATACAAAGAAGTACTTCTCGAGGATGCTCTTCGCGCCGAGGTGCTGAGATCACGAGGAAGGAAGTTCCAAGAGACTGAGATTGATATAGCATCACGTATTCTCAAATATTTTGAATCTAGTATAAGAAGGGTTGGAGAAAGTAGTACTGTGATATCAACTCTCCTATATACACGACTGGGAATTCTGCGTTGTCTAGATACTGGCGGTGCGTCCATGGACTTAAGCTCATTAACGTGGAAGGATTGTAATAATGAAGAGGAAGAACAATTTTTACAAGATAAGCTTGCTAATCGGCAAAAAATGGAGAAAGAGCCATTTTATGGCCAAATCCATCCCACTATAAAGGAGAGATTTTGTATTCGTGACTGTAGAGACGGGAAGTGTGAGGAGACTCTTGGTCACAAAGTAACATCCGGCGCACAATGTACTAGCTACCAGGTGGAGATGTTAGCATTAATTACGACGTTCTATACGGATCTAGAAGTTCCCCCGACTCAGGCAGCTGTAAACGATGTATTGGCAGCCAAGTGTACCGGAAACCTAAAACGAGCCGACCCTCAGAAGTTGCCGCTAGTAGATGATAATATTGTAATAGGTAAACTCAAGATACCTTATAATAATAAATCAGATCTCACTGAATTTCTTCTTAAAGGAGTTCAGGATGTCGAAACATTTGTAAAGACCCGTACAGATAATATAAACCCTAAAGTGATAAAGAAATGGTGGAGTAAAGATACTGAACTGAGAAGATATGTTGTTCAGCTTGGAGGAGGCTCAAAGTTTACATGGGATGCTCTCAAGAAAGGCATACGTGCTATGACTCTGAATCAGATGCAAAGACTGGTATACTATGGAACTAAACAGAAAAATTTAGCTTGCGGCTTTTTGTGTCATTGGTTTACAACAAAAGATCTCATACTCGTTGACACTGGTTGTGGCGAGTCTAACAAGAAGAAACCACGTGCAGGTAAGAGTACAACAACCAAGAAGAAGTCAAATAAGAAAAAGAACGGTTAAATACAAGAAGCAAAATGAAAATGAAATACTTTGATAGTTCTTCAGTTCGATGGTAGAAACATGACTACCAATACAATGGCAACGCATATTCTTAGTATTGTTAATCAATACATTAAACAGTACAATAAGTTGATCGATGATGAATTTGGTATAAGACAAGACGAACTATTGCCTCTGTGGAATCAAATAATTACAAATAACCAGGATGAAGATCCTCCACCTCCACCTCCACCTCCCCCAAAAAATAAACACAGGGCAAAGAGTTCTCCTGCAAAGAGTTCTCCTGCAAAGAGTTCTCCCGCAAAGAGTTCTCCTGCAAAGAGTTCTCCTGCAAAATGTACTCCAGTTAAATCAGGGTGTCCATATATTTTCACTAAAGGTGCCAAAGAAGGTATGATCTGTGGATGTAAGCCAAAAGGAGGGAATACTTATTGTAGTCGTCATAAGAAGTATGAAGGGCAAGCTCCTAATGTCAAGAAAGTACTTCCACCCCCTAGACGTTCAATAGTTTCCAACAAAAGTAAAGCAACATCTAAGAAGAAAGCGAAAGAGATAGTACTTCACAAGGGCCCTGGTGGACGTCTGTATCATCGACCTACAGGATTAGTTTTTAACAGAGATAGGGTTGCTATTGGAACCTGGCTAAGGGCTTGTGATAACCCCGAGGGAGTTGATGAGGTTGTTAAATTGACAGATAAAGATATCGTACAAGCTAAAAAACATATGTTCGCTTATAAAATAGAAGAGACTGATCATATGGAAGAGGCAATACGTAAAGTTACTAGAGTGTTAGAACCATCTGAAGCTAAGAATTTGCAAGATTCTCTTTCTCACGCCATTAATGAGACTAACATGAAAGCTGAGGATGTCAATGATATCCTATGTGAACTTCAGGGTAGAGGTCCTGTTAGTGAACTTCCTAGTGAAGATATCAGTGATGAATCTGAGTATGAACTCGAGGAGGAGCTCGAGGAGGAGCTCGAGGAGGAATAAATTAATACACACATTAATTATTGTATAATTAATGTACAATCTTGAAAATTGAAATAGATTTTTATCGTCTTTCCTATCTTTACATAAAAATGCCCGAAGGTCCAGAATGCAGACTTACTGTTGACTATTTAATCAAAACATTGGAGAATAAAAAGATTCAAGATTGGGTTTTTTGCGGTGGAGGTTATACCGATGAACCACCTGAAGGATTCGAAGTTTTTGATAAAGCACTACCTCTTAGAGTTGAAAATGTAGACTGTAAAGGTAAATTTATATACTTCACGCTCAGTGAAGAAAATGGCACCAACCACTACATTATGCATAGCTTGATGATGACAGGAAGGTGGCAAAAAGATTATGATGACTACTGCAAATGGTTCGTAGAGCTGGATGACGGAAGCACTGTCTGGTTTCGTAGTCCACGTTCCCTATCTACAGTGTCTTTTACTACTGATAGATCAGTTTTACAAGATAAACTGAATAAATTAGGACCAGATATTATGACGAGAGATTTTAGTCTGTCTAATTTCAAACAACTAGCACTTAAGTACTCTAAGCGCAACATTACATCATTTCTAATGGACCAGCAAGTTATTTCAGGGTGTGGTAATTATATCAAGGCTGAAGTCTTATGGTATGCACAGATATCTCCATTACGTAAAGTAGGAGAACTGAGCGAGAGAGAAACAGAGCTGGTGTACGAAGGACTTCGTGTCATTCCTAGAGTATCATATAATAAAAGAGGGGTCTCATTGAAAGACTACGCTGATGAAAATGGCACCAAAGGATACTACGCTGGAGATTTGAAAATATATGGTAAGAAATATGCTAAACGCACTAAGACGGCAGACGGTAGAACTACGTACTGGGATCCAGAGCGTCAAGTATAGATATAACCTAATAGGTTATATCTAGTCTAAAAAATTCTTGCGTCTTGATAAATGGACGTTAATTTTGACCAATCATTGAAGAAACTTGAAGATAAAATTAGCCAATTTACAAATCATAAGAGCTCAACTTATACTTCAAGTATCAAGGGAATAGGCAAAAAGATTAATATAAAAGCCGTAGTGGTATATACTCTTCCTTTTGTATTAGGAGCTATAATATTATCTATATGGAAGCCTAGTTTTGTTAGCAATGAAGTTGAGGATGAACAGGGACAATACACTGTGCATATAAGTTTTAAAAAAGTTGTTATTGCATCTTTGATATTAGGTTCCATCATAGATGTATTGATATTCTTATACTTGCGTAAAAAAGAAATAAAGCTCTAGAATAAATGCGCAATTGGTTACTAAATAATTTGTGTGCAGCTTTCGCAGGTCTCTTTATTTTCATAGTGGGTTTTCTAGCAGGTACAATAATTGACATCGGATTCTTTAATCTATATCGTAAAATAGATCCAACGCAAGAAAATAAGGGTAAACTACTGGCTCTCGCTGTTGTGCAGTTATTCGTTATTATATTCATCATACATGCTACCCAACCCATTAAAATATTGGGACCTAGCTTTTCTTTTGGATTAATGTCTTCACAAGTATTTTTATTCGTACATGCTATTGAAACTATAGCTAATAAAGTGTTTGATCGAGATTGCACAGCTTAAGTAGATTTTCTAGAAAGATAGAAATGCTTAATTAACCAGTATAATGCCATCACAGCTACAGCTTTGATAGCTATTAGAATATAAGGAGACTTTTCCGTCATTGGAAGTACCCTCTTTATCAACCCATCAACCATGGGTAGAGAGAATATGACAAATAACAATCCAATAATCAGTGAATCTTTGGCTTCTTCCACGATGGAATCCATCGTACTCCTATGTTTGGTGAATAGGGTGTTGACTATTTGCAGCTCATTACTTGTTGGTTGACTCTGGTCAACAGGAAGTTTGGCAATGGGGTCTCCTGTAGTTCCAGGAACTCCTGACATCATAGGCGGTTCCTGTGAATATTGTATAGTTGACATTTACTTGTGCTCTAATAAGGTTTTAAGCCAATAACCACAAGTGAACAAATGACTCTTTCTCTGAATAAACTAGAAAAAATACTTGGAAGGCAAGGACTAATTCCAAAGAGATATTTCACGATAGGAGGTATGTGCGTGTACATAGAGATACTGGTATTAAACAATGCGGATATTTTTTATCTATACATACCCAGTAAGTATGATATCAAAGCTCCTAACAATTCAAGCTCGTTCAAGATAAGCTCGATAGATATAAATGAAGATGGTACAATTGCAGGAGATTACGCTGGAGAATTGGACAATGTCCAATTAGAGAAACAATATGAGGAGGTGGATATTGACATTGATCCTGATGCTCGGGGATCGGAGAATCTGGAAGGGGTGCTAGAAAATAATTACAATCACCCTCTATCATTACAAGATGTGAACAAGAAAGATATGAAACAACTTAGAGAAGTTTTTAGACAACTACGAAGGCTAAAATTATGTGTACAGACTCTCAAGTATAAATTATGCGTTGTTTTTAATAATTATATATGCTGTCTCAGAAGAGACAATACATTTGAAGGATTTACAATCTTGGGATACACGGGAAATACTGAGAGAAAATTATTTGTAACTATAGACCTGGAATCTATGTATAGTAAGATTACCACATTGGCTGTGGATGTTAAGACCATAAGAGAAGGGGTTTATAGAGTGTTGGATAAGAACCAGGTCAAACATACTAGAAATCTTCAGAAGATATTGGAGCATAAGATGGATTTTGTGAATTCCTCTGAGTTTGTTAATAAGAAAAAGGTTAAATATGCATCATATCTTAAGAGATTGGAGGCCATGCTGGCGCAATTAAATGCTTCAGAAATTGGGGTGCTAGAGAAAATAGCAGCCGTGAATGAGCGCTATAATTCAGATACAAGTATCAAGGGATTGCACGTGGACATAGAGAAGACACATCTGCTTGCTAAACACGAAGAACAACTGACTAATATGAATATAATAAAACAAGATGTGATTCGTAATATTCTGCTAGTGAAGAGTAAGTTAGAAGATCTATCCCTAAAGGTGGATAAAGTATGTTTTGATAACATCGTGATGCTCGATGCCATTTTACGAAACTTTGTAGATATGACAGAATTTTAATATGGCCTTAATATAAATGTACTATCGAGTAAATGGAGTTCCCGTAATAGAGGGATATGATAAAGATGCACCCGATGATGACAATAAGTCCAAATCAGTGTTCCCTTTATGGTTGTTAATAGTTATTATAGTGGTGATAATAGCTTGTGGATTATGGTTCCTATTTTGTCTTCGCAGAAAAAATAATAGGCAAGATTTTGGTTTTCAATTCTATTAGATACTACTAATAAATGAGTGACAAGAACAAATGGATCACCTATCTTGCTATAATTCTGGTAGGTGGTATTTTCGGCTATATTTTCGGATCACGCCGTAAAAATGCCGAGATCTGGGCCTGTGTAGGAGTTACTGTTGGGTTCCTTATAGATCTAATTATCTGGTATATTACCCGACAAGAAAGCTATAAGAATCTATTGGAGCACGAGCACTCTCATGAGCATGAGCACTCGCATGAGCACTCGCATGAGCACGAGCACTCGCATGAGCACGAGCACTCGCATGAGCACGATTATAATGACTAATAATTAATTGTTACTTATATTAAAGATGAACAAAAGCGTAATGATAGTTGTATCCTTACTGGGGCTGGTAGCAATTGGATGTCTAATTGCACTTAGCTGTAAACTAATATCAGAGCGATATGTTACACTGCGTGATATTGGGGTGTTTCAACCCATATTTGGTAATAAAGATGAGTCAGTGGTTAAACATAATCCTATTCACAAGAAATTTCTTCGACATAAATATAGCAGAGGAACAGCATATGACAGAGCAAAACTACGAACTAATCGCTTTCAGAAGAACTATGTATGATCTAATACCATATTGGTATTACATCGAGATGTAAGAAATTTACTGGTAGCTAGAGTTGCACAACGTTCGCACGTACTGAGTGTTGCAGTTGTTAGCGTTCTTGCCGTACGCATTAGTGATGTTGAAAAATCCACTGCATGAGCCCATCTTCTGGCCATGCGTAAGAGCATTGTATCCGTAGCCCAAACCATAGGACGGTACTACATACGCTCCGGACACCCCACGGGTGCGCTCAGGAACCGGTACGGCCATTGAAGAATGACCGTTGTAATGGTTGAGAGTTGCGTAGGAACACGCGGCTCCGACTGTACTGTTGTTGTATTCAGACATTTTATTACTGAACAATATTTTTATTTTTTTGCTTTTTCGCTTCAGTTCTCGCGGCAATATCCACGAGTTCATTATAATGATCACCATTATGAGCTTTAACCCAATTCCATCTAAGTACTTTATCCTTACTTACTTGGTCATAACGTTCCCAAAGATCTAGATTCGCCTTTCGTTTCCATGTACCTTTAGCACAATTCATTGTCATTAGACTATCAGTATAGATTTCATAACATCCTTGTCTCACTGTATCTAGAGCTTCTACTACTGCCAATAGCTCCATACGATTGTTGGTGGACGACGCAACCCCACCACTAACAAGCCATGCTCTGTCGTCATTTATTACACAAAAGCTCCACCCAGAAGCTCCACCTGGGTTTTTAAGACACGAACCGTCAGTGTATATCTTGGTTGGAGATCTACCTGTCATTTAGATCCCAATTACATAATAGATGACATAAATCAAATCTGGAATTGAAAAATAATGTAAAGAGCCAGGTTATGATTGATACAATGCTTAGTGAAACACACAGGTGGAAAATATTGGGTGATCATTTTAAGACTAAAGGCTTCGTGCATCACCAGACTGAATCCTTTAACCATTTTCTGAATATAGAGTTACCTCGCATTATTACCGAGGAGCCTCCTATTGTAATATCCAATTCGGAGGAACGTAATAGTGTGGACTATGAGTCCTATACTATCCAATTCAGTGACCTGTATATTCCCAAACCTACAGTGACGGAGGAAGATAGATCTTTACGAAACTTTTACCCAGGAGAATCTCGACAACGCGATCTAACCTATGATTCTCCTATATACGTTACGATCACTACCATTATGCAGCAAGATTCAGAATCTACTCCCATAGTTGAGAAACACATGCGTGTGGTGATAGGAAGGATCCCTATTATGTTACGAAGCAGTCACTGTTATTTAACCAGCATGACCCCAAGTGAGCGCATCAAAGCTGGAGAGTGTCAATACGACTCAGGAGGTTACTTCGTCGTGAAAGGCAAGGAACGTGTGCTTGTTCCTCAATTACGAGGGGTATACAATGTTCCATTGGTGTTGAAGCAAAAGGCCAGGGACAAGTTTGAGTACATATGTGAGATCCGAAGCATGTCTGAAGAAACGGGTCACTCAGTTCTTCTGCAATGCCTCATAGGTTCTGATGACCGAACTCTCGTCTTTTCTCTGCCTTACATTAAGGAGTTAATACCTATAGGTGTGGTATTCAAGGCTTTGGGTTACCTAACAGGGGGAGAGATTCATAACCTGATAGGTTTGGATTGTGACAAGACAGAAAGATACATTCGTTTAATCATACGAGATGCTTTCTTCTGCGAGGAGGTGACAGATGGACTTCCGTTATTCCTGAAACAAGACGAAGAGAAACCTGTCAAAGAACAACGCGATCAGCAAGTACTAGAGAAACTGTGGGATGATTTAGACGATGAAGAAAAGTTAGTGTGGAAGAATAGGATGACCAGAAACAACGCCCTAGACTATATCGGTAAATTTGCTTTACATACTCTGAAGGATAATGAACGTCGTCAGTATGCTCTTCAAGTGGTAGAAAGCGAACTCTTCCCACATATGGGTATCACATCCACTCTCAAGGAAAAAGCTTATTTACTTGGAAGCATTGTGAATAGACTTCTTTCTACTAGCGTTGGTATGCGCAAAGATGACGACAGGGATGATTATAAGAACAAAAGAGTGGAGTCGGCTGGAGTATTGTGCAGGGACCTCTTTCGTCAACTCTTCAGGAAGTTTACAATGGCTATAATATCTAGTATGGAGAAGAAGAAGCAAAATCCTGATGCAATGGCCATCATTTCTAGACTACCGATCATAACAAATGGACTTCGTCATTGCTTCGGAACTGGCAACTGGGGAGTCCCGAAGAATAGCTATATTCGCTCTGGAGTGGCACAGATACTTTCCAGGTTGTCTTATGGAGCCACATTGTCCAACCTGAGGAGAGTAACGATACCGGTGGGGAAAGAATCCAAAAACACCAAGATTCGTCAGATACACCCATCCCAGATCATGTATCTATGTCCTTCAGAAACCCCAGAAGGTCAGCCCGTTGGTATAGTTCTTAATTTGTCTTTGCTTACACGAATTTCAGCCAGGTTTCCAACTGTTCTGGCAAAGGAGGTGATAGAAGATTGCGAGGAACTGATCGCGCTTCGAGACTTTGAAGGGTCCAATAACAAAACCAAGGTCTTTTTGAACGGAGTATTGATCGGTATGTCCGAAGATAGCGATGGACTAATGGAAGAAATAACAGAACTTCGTAGCATTGACATGCTTCCGTATGATGTATCGGTAAGCTATGATGATATTGATGATGAGCTTCACGTCTTCTCTGACGACGGTAGGTTGTTACGTCCTGTTTTCACTGTCTCTGGTGATATACTAGATGCGACAGAAGAGGATGGTACGAAATGGAATGCATTGGTAGAAAAAGGCTTTATTATTTATTTAGATAACAGTGAGATCGAGAATGCTGTAGTAGCATTCAATCAGAATGAACTCAAGAAATATCATAACGACTATTGTGAAATAGCTCCCGCAATGATGCTTGGAGTAATGGCATCTATTATCCCTTTCCCCGATCATTCGCAATCTCCCAGAAATTGTTATCAAGCTGCCATGGGCAAACAAGCTATGAGCATGTTCGCTCTATCTCACCTGGCTAGAACAGATACCGTTACTCACGTACTTACATACCCACAAAAGCCCTTAGTTAGCACACATGCTGCTAATATGATGGGTTTCAGCGATATGCCTTCAGGAATTAATACAGTAGTAGCTATTGCTTGTTATTCAGGATTCAACCAAGAAGATAGTATCATACTCAATAAAGGAGCGGTAGAGAGAGGAATGTTTTGGGCTACTACTTATCGCACACATAGTGAAGTAGAGAAAAAGAGGGGGACATATACTATGGAGAAAATAGGAGTTCCTCCGTTGGACAAGAGAAGGGGAGATGCTAACTATAGCTTGTTGGATGACAACGGTGTAATTAGAAATAGACATCCAGTATACACTGATAAAGATGGAAATAAATGTGGAGGTGGATCCGTTTATGTACAGAAAGGAGATGTTATTATAGGTAAATTACTAGTAAAATCCAGCAAGTCCGGAGATGAAGAGATCACCGATAACAGTTCAATACTCAGAAAGGGTGAGGAGGGATATATTGATCGAGTTCTGATATCTACAACTCCTGACGGATACAAACTTGTTAAAGTAATTATTAGGAAAGTAAGAATTCCAGAAGTTGGTGATAAATTTGCAAGTCGAGCTGCTCAAAAAGGAACGTGTGGAATGGTTTATCCACAAGAAGATATGCCCTGGACTCGAGATGGAATTACCCCAGATCTAATCATGAACCCACATGCTCTTCCATCGCGTATGACCATTAATCAGCTAATGGAGAGTGTACTGGGTAAATCATGTTGTATTGAAGGTACTCTGGGTGATGCTACTCCCTTTACGAGCTCTAGTGTCAATATTGCTGAGAAGCTATGTGATCGCTTAGGCATGAACAAGTTTGAGCGTACGGGAAAAGAAATGTTATATAATGGACAAACTGGAGAACCCATGGGAATGGTATTCATTGGAACTGTTTATTACCAGCGCCTCAAGCACTTGGTAGACGATAAGATGCACGCTCGCGCACAAGGCCCTAACGCCACTCTCACTAGACAGCCCCTTGAAGGTCGTAGTCGGGATGGAGGTCTAAGATTTGGAGAGATGGAAAGGGATTGTATGATGGGTCACGGTGCTTCAAGGTTCTTGAAAGAACGATTGTGTGATCAATCAGATCCATATACAGCTACTATTTGTAGTAAATGTGGTAACTTTTCGACTTCCAAGACATATTGCAAGGCTTGTGATGCAGACCAAATTGCTCAGGTCAACCTGCCCTATGTTAGTAAACTGGTGATACAAGAACTAAACGCCATGTTGATAAAGTGCAAGATCACTGCGAAAGGAGAAGTTAACTAAAGATCCAAAATATTAATACTAATATAGTATTAATAAATGAATTGTCTAAACGCTATAGCATTATTTGGGTCTTCCGGTAGAGGAATTAACGGTTCAGTTACATTTCACCAGTGTGAAAAAGATGCCGACGGAGTATGGGTAGAAATTGATTTACACAACTTTGATCCTCATCAAACACATGCCATACATATACACGAGTATGGAGATGAGAGAGAAGGTTGTACATCACTTGGGGGGCATTGGAATCCAGATGGTACCACACATGGAAGTCTCTATCTAGACATGCCCAGTCATGCTGGAGATATGATCAACAATCTTAAGTCAGATAGTAATGGGAATTTTAGCCATACTTACTACGACCCCCGTCTAACATTAAAAGGATTAGCAGATGAAACAATATTTGGTCGCAGCGTAGTAATACATTATGGTAAAGATGATCTAGGACTCGGTGGTATTAACCCTCCTAATGCTAAAATTAGAGCGGAAAGTCTTAAAACTGGTAATGCAGGTAAAAGAATGGCGTGTGCTATTATAGGACGAGCCAAAAACGGGCCAGCTCTCTAGATTACTCCCGCTTTCCACCACCCATAAGTGTTTAGAGAGCAGTCACCAGGCCATCTAGGCTCTGTTGCACAGTCTCTTGGTGGCCACGGGGTATTGTTACAATCTGCATACGACTCGTTACTTATCCCTAACTTTTGAAAGAGATCTGACTTAGACTTAGGAGCTCCGGTGTGCGAGTTGTTACCACTAACAAAATGAGGGAAACCTCGTACTCCCGGAGGAGATTGTGTATGAGGTTTAACTTTCACTATACCGCTACGTATCTCTTCACCTAACATGGTCCTTGTTCTCTGACAGTGGGGACAGCTATCCATAGAGTAAAAAGTTATCATTTATTGATACTAAAGAAAAACATAATTGAAAATACACAGCAATTGCCAGGATATTAGCAAAAGATGATCATTCCAGTAAGATGTTTCACATGTGGCAAGGTCACAGGTAATAAATGGGAAAGCTACCAACAATTACTTAATAAGGATGGCAAGACCCCAGGGGAAGCATTGGATATACTAGGACTAAAACGCTATTGCTGTCGAAGAATATTGCTCGCTCATGTAGATCTTATAGATCAAGTCATGGAATACGCACCAACACCTAAGAAGGAAGAGTAAGGATAATATATTGATATTATCTTTCTTGTTGTGGTTTAATAAAAAATGACCAACCGTAAAATGTTATTTTTTGGGGGTTGTATTCCGATAAGATTGGCCTTAGCACTTCTAGCCTACCTCATTCCTGTAAAATATCTTCCAATAATGGGATATATAGCTCTACTCCCAGCTATAGGATTTTTGGGACAATATGCTTTAGGACTTCGAAAAACTGGAAAGGGATTTGCCGGAGGAGATATATGGTGGACTCAGATGCGTCCAATTCATGGAGTATTATATCTATTATTTGCGCTATATGCAATACGTGGACATACTTTTGCGTGGAGCATCTTGTTAATTGATGCATTAGTAGGATTTACTGCGGGTTTATATCACTACAATCATCATTAGTATTATTTTGTTGTTAATAAGACTAAATAATGCAAAATTTCAATAAATCTTGGGTTTATATAAATGGTATCACGAAAGTCTCCTTCCAAAAAGTCTCGCAGACGTAAGAGTCACAACTGCAAGCATGGAGTTCTTAAGAACCCAGTTAAGCTTCCAAGTGGACGCAAGCGTTACTGCAAGCTAGCCCCCAAGAAGAAGAGAAAGTCTTCTCCCAAGAAGTCACGCAGACGTAAGAGCCCGTCCCGTAAGAGCTCCAAGGCCAAGAAAAGCCACAACTGCAAGCATGGAGTTCTTAAGAACCCAGTTAAGCTTCCCAGTGGACGCAAGCGTTACTGCAAGCTAGCCCCCAAGAAGAAGAGAAAGTCTTCTCCCAAGAAGTCACGCAGACGTAAGAGCCCGTCCCGTAAGAGCTCCAAGG